GGAACAGAAGTGGGACTGGCAATCCTCCAAATACATAGGAGTGGCGTGAAATGCCCCCGCTCGATCCCCGTATGCAACGGCCCGGCGTCCCGCCACCCGGCGGCCTGCCACCTGAAGAACCGGGTGAGCAGCCCGGACAGGAACAGATGGAGCCGACGCCGGATGAGGAGCCGGTCGATGGCGTGCCACCTGAAGAGGGGCCGGATGCAGGCGTGCCACCGGCTGTCAGCGATCAGGAAGAGGGTATCACCCAAGCCTCACCGGAAGAGCAGGAGCAGAAGGATCACTTCGTCAAGAAGGCATGGGAGTTGATCTATTCCGACGAGATGTGGCCCCAAATCCTGCAGATGCTCGAAGGTGGCGGCGATGACACGCAGGAAGGCGACCCGGTCCAAGGGCTGGCGACGGCGACCGAAATGGTGGTCGCGCGCGTCGGGCAGGCGGCAGAGCAGGCGGGCGAAACGCTGCAGCCGGATGTTGTCTATCACGCGGGCGCTGACATCCTTGAGGAACTCGCCGACGTGTCGGCGATCGGCAAGATCAAGGACTATTCGAAAGACCCGGACGCGCTGGAAAAGGCGTGGTTCGTGGCGCTCGATATGTTCCGCGAGCGGCTGGCAGGGGTGGACGAGATCGATCAGGAGGGGGCCAAGGCTGATCTCGATCGGCTGTCGCAGATGGATCAGAACGGCACGCTGGACAAGATCATGCGCGATCTGGCGGCCAGTGATCAGTCGGGCGAAGCAGGTGGCCCGGGCGGGCCGAATGCGCCTGCGGGCTTCAAGCCGAAGGGCTTGGGCGTGGCGGCCGAGGCAAAGACACCGGCAAGACAGGGAGCAATCTGATGGCTGGGTTTGGTGGGGCGCTTGCGGGGATATTCGCCGGGGCAGTGGGCGGCGCTGGCACCGGCATGCTTGCAGATGTCGAGCACAGGCGCGAGCTAAAGAAGCAGCAACTCGCCGACGATCGCGCCGATCGCCTTGAGGCCAATCGCCAAGCGTTCCTGCGAGAAGAGGGCGCTGCCAACCGTGCCAGCCAAGAGAAGCTGACGCAGGCGACACTCGGCGTTCAGGAAAAACTTGGAATGGCACAAGTCGGTGAGACACGGCATGCCACCGACACAGGTGCCAAGATGACCCAAGCGCAGATCGATGCGCGCAGGGATGAGGTTTATGCGCAGATCGAGTCGGGCGAGAAGCAGACCAAGCTGCAGACCGATACCCAAAAGGATATCGCGCAGGCGCAGATCGAGGCACAGAAAGACCTCAACGTGACCTTCCAGACGCAGGCGGATGGATCGTCGGTGATGATGCGGGCTGGCAAGCCTGTCTCGATGCCGGTCGACCCGGCGACGGGCAAGCCGATGGTCCCGGCGATTTCGGATAACGACACCAACGAGGCGAAGAACGTCAAGTATCTGCTCACGCTCGGCGTCGACAAGGATAAGGCGATGGCGCTGGTCTACAACGCCAAGAACGCCAACCGCGATCTGGCGCAGGCTGGCATCTTCAAGTCGATCGTTGATGGCATGAGCACCATGAAAAATCTGGGCGAGGATGATTTCGATTTCGCCCAGAAGAAAGCGGCGACGATCACTGACAGCATCTACGGACCAGCGGATGCTCCAACGGCACCGGCCGCACCGGCATCGCCCGCGGCACCGTCGTCCGCAACACAGGAGAAGACCCCGCTCACGTCCGCTCAGAAGCAGAAGCTGATCTCGGACGCCAAGACGGCCATCCTGCCGAAGGAACAGGGTGGGCTTGGCAGGAGCAGGACCGCGGTGCGAAACGCGCTTGAGGCGGCAGGTGTCGATCCAGCGGACGCAGGGCTGTGATCGATGGCCGATGCCAACTTCTTTGCCAACCTCCCGGGTGCCGACGAAGACGCCTCGACCAATCCGTTCGCCGGTCTGCCTGACGCGGAAGAAGGCTCGTTCCCGACCGAGGTGGTGAAGGGCATCGCGGGTGGCGCAGTCAGCGCTGCCGGGACGGCGCTTGAGGGACAGGCCGCCGCGCAGGCAGTGGCTGCGGCCGATACCCGGGAATACTGGCAGAACGCAGGCCGCTATTTCGCGCGCATCGATGCGGGCAAAGAGCCCGGCAAGATCACCGATCCCGATCTGCTGGGCCTCACCACGCTCTATCAGGATTCGACACCGGAGCAGCGCGCTCAACTGCGTGAGGCGGCGGTTGCAGCGTCCAAAATCCAACGGGCTGGCGATGAAGACCTTACCAAGAGCCCGCTCTATCAGGCTGGCGCGGCGGTACAGAAATACTCCCAAGAACAATTCAAAGCCGCCGAGGATTACGAGAAGTCGCTGACCCGGACGTTCACCGAAGGGCTTGGCTCGATGGCCACGATGGTGGGCACATCGCTCATCAGCCGGGGCGCGGGCATTGGCGTCGGCGTCCAGATGTCAGTCGGCGAACAGGTCGACATGGCGCTGAAGCAAGGGGCTTCCAAGGAAGACGTCCTGCAGGCGGCCAATCTTTCATTCTTCCCGGGCGCGACGGAGTACGCCCCGCTGGAGGCTTTCTTCAGCAAGGTGCCTGTCGGCAAGTGGGGCAAGTTCGCTGACGCGCTGGTCAAGCTGGGCAAGGGCTTTGTCGTTGAAGGTGGGCAAGAGGGTCTGCAGCAATTCATGCAGAACAAGATTGCCCAGTTCACCTACAACCCCGACCAAGACCCCTACGAGAACGTCGCGCAGAGCGTTGCTGTCGGTGGCGCTGTCGGCACCACGGTCACAGCGGCGGCGCTGCCGTTCACGCTGGGTGGTGAGCGCGAGGCACCCGCGCCAGAGGGACAGCCCCGGGCGCGCTATGAACCGCCAGCCGGGGCGCAACCGGCCGAGGACATAATCCCAGCGGAGGAGGCGCTCGCCGTCGAGCCATCCCCGACGATGGTCGTCAATGATCCGGCGTTCACTGACGAGTCTGGCGTCGAGCAACCGGCAGGCCCGCTGCACGGCATGACCGTGGACGTGATCAAGCGCGGCGACAACATGACTCAAGTCCGTCTTGCAGACGGCAGCATCACGATGATCGGCAACGCCCTGCTCAAGCCGACAGTCGAGGTGGCCGAGGGCGCGGTCAAAGAAGCGCTGCAGCCGCCGGAAGATGAGCGCGTTGCCAGTCCGCGGCTGACCGAGACGGATCGCTCGTCGCCTATCCCCAACGACGTCATCGATGACGGCAAGGCACTGGTCGAGGTGGCGACCGGCCAGCCATCGACCGTCACCCACACCGAATTGGTCAACGGCAAGCGACAGGTGGTGCAGACCCCGGTGGCCGATCTGACGGCGGAACTGCGGGCCAACACAGCGGCGCTTATCGCCCAGATTACGGGAGGGGTTGCTCCCTCTCCAATTGCCACGCCCGGGCAGCAGGCGGCCCCGCCAGCGAGCGCGGCCGAGGTGGGCGGTACTGCGGCACCCGCCGCTGCTCCCGCCGCTGTAGCGCCTCCTGTGGACACGGCGCTCGAACGGGCAACGGCACCGACGCCAGCGCCACCGATCGAGGATGTCAGCGACGACGCGCACCCGCGATCCGAAGACACGCAGTCGTTCGAGGAGTTCGTCGCCAAGTCCAAGGCCCATCTGGCAGAGCGCGAGGCCAAGGCCGAGGCGATCGCGGAGAAGGGCGGATCGACCCGGATGGAGCATCAGTCCCGGGACGGACACCGGGCGCTGATCGGGCCCGACATGGCAGAGCCCGGGAAATTCCGAATCACCCGTTTCGACAAGGCAGGGCCGTTCGGCCACACCACGTTCAACACGCTGAAGGAGGCGGCCAACGAGGCCTTGCGCGACGGCTATGTCCCGGTCGAGCAGCCGACCGCGGCGGAACCACCCAAGCAATCGGAACTGAAGGCGAAGCTCGAAGCCAATCGCGGAGCCGCCGCGCCGGAAGTACAGGCGAGGCCAGAGACGCGCCCGATCAAGGACGATGTCGCCATCACTGCGTCAGGCCGCGACGTGCCTGTCACCTACGCCGTGATCGAGGCCGACGACCTGATCGCCTCGCAGCGCGACGAGGGCGGGGTCAACCCGGCCTATCCGGGTGAACTGCAGCCGCGCGACCGCAGCCGCGGCACGTCGGATCAGCAAATCAACAAGATCGCCCAGAACCTCAACCCGGCGCTGCTCGACCAGAATCCAAACGCCAGCGACGGTGCTCCGATTATTTCGGAAGACGGTGTTGTCGAGAGCGGCAACGGCCGCGTGCTGGCGATCCGTCGCGCCTTCACCCAAGGCTTGGCCACGGCCAAGGCCTACGTCGACTATCTGGCATCCAAGGGCTACCCGGTGCAGGGGATGCGCCGTCCCGTGCTTGTGCGTGTCAGGAAGGGGCAACTGGCAACGGACCAGCGGCAGGCCTTCACCCGGGAAGCCAACGAACGGACCACGCTGGCGATGTCGGCGACAGAGCGGGCGCTGGCTGACGCGGCGGCGATGAAGCCAGAGACGGTCGAACTCTATCGGGGCGGTGATATCGCCGACGCTGGCAACCGCGATTTCGTCCGCTCCTTCATGCAGCAGGTGGTCAATCCCAACGAACAGGCGGCGATGGTCACGCCGGAAGGCGGCCTGTCGCAGGAGGCGATCCGGCGCATACAGAGTGCGCTGCTTGCCCGGGCCTATGGCGATGCCGATCTCGTCGGCGCTCTGGTCGAATCCACCGACACCAACATCAAGGCGATCGGCGGCGCGCTGATGGACGTGGCTGGCGTGTGGGCGCAGATGCGCGACGAGGCCAAGAGTGACGCGATCGATCCCGACGTGGACGTCACCGCGGCCGTGCTCGAAGCGGTGCGGCTGGTGCAGCGTGCGCGCAGCGAAGGGCGGCCACTCGCCGAGTTCGTCGCGCAGAAGGATATCTTCTCCGGGTCAACGATCTCGCCCGCGGCCGAGGCCATATTGCGGCTGATGTTTCGTAATACGGCAAGCTGGACGATGCCCGCTGGGCGTGAGAAGCTGGCCGATGCGTTGCGCTTCTATGCGACGGAAGCTCGCAAGACGACCTCCGGGGTCGATCTGCTTGGCGAGACGGCACCCCCGGCAACAGCGATTCTCGCAACGGCAAAGGCACGGCAATATGGCGAAACAGCAGTCCAAGAAAAGCTCCCCGGTGGCGATCGAGCTACTGGCAAGAACGCTGGAGCACCAAGCCAAGGGCGAGCCGTCGAAACTAAACCGCGACCGAAAGCTGAAGGACGCCCAAGTCCTGCGCCAAAAGCACCTGCCAAAGAGGAACTGACAGCTAAAGAGGCGATGGCCGCCCAGATCAAGGCGGATGGTGAAAAGCGTGCGGCTGCGGCCAAAGCGCAGGCGCTGGCAGAGAGGCAAGAGGCAGAGGCGAAGGCCAAGGAAGGCGCGAAGTTCTCACGGCAGATGCCGACAACCGATGAGCCGCCGCCGCGCAGGCTGGGTCTGGTTGAGAAGCTACTCAGGAAACGGGCGCTCAAGAAGCTGAAGACGCCTGAAGCCCTTGCCGCCGTGAAGGCAATGAACGACGTCCCCATCACGTCTGATGAGGAAGGATACTGGACGCCCGAGTGGTTGGCGGCCCGGCGGTGGAATGTCAAAGGCGCAAAGGTCAAGCTGCAGGAAGCGCTCGATTATCTGTACGACGTTGCCCACGGGCTGGCGACCAAGGAGATCAATGAAGGCATCGACTACCACAACGCAAAGGTGAGAGAGACGGGGGTGGGGGTGCGGCTCGACCACGTCAAGCCGTACACTGTCGAGAACAAGCGCCTCGCGATCATCGTTCAGGGCCCACCTGCGGCAGGCAAATCGACTATCGCCAATGCACTTGCCTATGAGTTCAAGGCGGCAATCACCGATGTCGATGAGGCCAAGAAGGTCATCCCCGGATACACCGCCCCGGACGCCAATGGGAAGATGACGCCCGGCATGGGCGCGAACGCAGTTCATAACGAAAGCAAACAGCTAGGCGATATGGTCACTGACCAGCTTGTCAGCGAGGGTGCCAATCTCATCATCCCCACGGTGGGCGACCAGCACGGCAGCATCGAGTGGTGGCGCGGCATGCTGGAGAAGAACGGCTATACCGTCCATCTCGCCTTGCTGGATGTCACGCAGGACACGGCCGCGCGCCGTATGTGGAAGAGATTCGTAGAAAAGGGACGGCTGATCAACCCGGACTTTTTCATGAAGGTGGTGGCGGCCCCGCCGTATATTTTCGACTACGCGAAATCGAAAGGTAAATTCGCCAGCTATGTCAAAATCAGATCGGACGACCATCTTAACGCAAGAGTCTCAGAGGCTACGGGAAAAGCACCGCTCTTGGCTCTCGGAGCCCGGTTTGTCGCCGGAGGAAAAATTGGAGCGGGGAGACATGTTGAGCGAAGAGGCCGTGGCCAACGTCCAGAAAAAATACGGCCCGGCGCAGGCAGGGCGGCTCGGCAGCAAGAAGTAGCCATTGCACGGGCAGCGCCAAGCCTCCTGCTGCCACCGGCCGGGCGGCAGGAAACTGTCGTTACTCCCGCCGAAAACATCACCTACACCACCACGCCAGCGTTCGTCGCCAAGGCGGCAGGGTTCCTCAAGAGCTTCCGCAAAATCCTCGACGGCTATGGCCTGAAGGGCGTCGACCTGAGTGTCTGGGAGGAAGTTCTCGTCACTCAGGGCGAAGACGAGTTCAACGTCAACGGCGTCTATCTCCACGACGCAATCAATGTCGCGTTGCAGATCGGATCGAAGCCGGTCGCTAGCCCGGAAGACGCGCTGCACCATGAGGTGATGCACGCCATTATGGAACTCGCCGCGACCGACAGCGAGAAGGCGATCCTGCGGCGCAAGTCGCGGAAGGAATGGATCACCGACGAGATCAAGCGGCAGTATCCGCAGGCGCAGTGGGTCGAGGAGGGCATCACGCACGCCTATGTCGAGTGGCTGAACGGCGCTCGCATGGACGGCATGATCAGCCGCACCTTCAAGAAATTCAAAACCTTCCTGAAGGCGCTGTATCAGGCGCTGACAGGTCACGACATTCGCACGGCCGAGGACGTGTTCCGGCAGGTGCAGAGCGGCAAGATCGGCGGTCGCACGCAGGTGGGCGCTGGCATCGAGGTGACATCGCCCGGGCAAGCCTCGCCTAGTGAACCTGCGTGGATGGAGGGCCAGCCGTGGTTCAGCAAGGTCGAGCCGAAACGCGAAAACTTCCCGCGCAACGTCAAGGAAAAGCTGGATCGGGCCGACCAAAAACTCAACACCGCCGTGCAGGAGGCGATAGTCGAGTACACGCAATGGACGCCGCGGGGAGAGCGGGTTGGAACGGGGGCCATGAGCCTCGCCGTTCGACAGGGGCAGGGCCAGCTTGAAAGGGCGGCGCGAGGCGATGACCCGGCATTGCTGGACAAGATCAGGGCGGATGTCGAACCCATTTTGGAAATCCTGCGGGACAATTACGGGCCGACCGTCAAGCTCTACCGCAAGCAGAGACAGGTCGCACAGGGCAGCAAGCGGACCATCCTGTCGTGGAGCGTGAGCTACGACTACGCCTCGCAGGGCCACCAGCCAGCGCACAAGGAAGGCGTGCAGCAGGAGTTCCAGATTCTCAGCGCCGAGGTGCCGCTCGACAGCGAGCACATTCTGGCGGTCACCGATCGCGGCGGCGAAGGCGAGTTCATCCTGATCAACAGGCCAGAGAATCAGGTGTTCGTAGATGCTACCGGCAAGCTGGTGACCGAAGGCGCGAAGTTCTCCAAGCCAGCGCCCGAGGGGTTCGTGCAGAAGGGGCGCGCTGGGGATTTTGAATATGGCCCGATCGGCAAGAACCAGTACATCGTCCGCGATCGCCGCACTGGCGAACTGATGCGCAGTGCCTATCCGCTGACCCAGTACAATCACGCATCGAGCCTCGCGACCCATCTGTATATGGAGGAGAAGCGGGCAGCGCAGCCAGCGCCGCCGGTCCCGACCGAGATAGTCGACCTGTTCGATGGCCCGGCGGAACAGTTGGTCATTCCGGGGGCCGAGAAGGTCAGCGAGAAAACGCTGGCGCAGCGCCGGGCGGAAGCGCCAATGCGGCCGACCGTGGGCCAGAAGGATGTCGGCGAACTGCCGCTGTTCGGCGACGAGAAGAATCAACTGGCGCTGTTCTCGAAGCCGCTCAATCTCGGCGGCGGTGAGAAGGCGGCGGTGAAGACGCGCATCGATGCCGCGCTCAACGAGGCCTTCGCCACCCTGTTCCCCAATCCGCTGAACAATGCCGAGATCGGGTTTGCCAACAAAGAGCAGACCGCGGCCATCATGATGCAGTTGGAGAACTACGGTGACGCCCTGTACGTGAAGTGGCTGTCGGCCTATCCGCAGAAATCCGGCATGGGCACGCAGGGCATGGAGTACCTGAAGGAGCTTGCCACCAAGCACAACGTGCCGCTGGCGCTGACGACGTGGGACCGCGGTGCGATCGGCGCGAAGAAGCTGGCCAAAATCTACACCAAGTGGGGCTTCAAGCTGGGCAAGCAGGGCCTGATGTGGTGGCACCCGCCGACGACAGAGAACGTCGCCAAATTCAGCAAGCCGCCCAGCGGGCCGAATGATGCGCGCTTCAGCCTGCTCACCGCGCCGCACAGTGCGCAGCAGGCGCAACAGGTCAGCCAAGGATTCCTCAATCGCGGCCAGCCGGTCGACCGCGCGATTCGCGTGCCGTTCGATATGCTCGGCGGGCTTGACAACCAGAGCCGCTGGCGGCCGGGCAAGCGGCTGACCGACAAGATGGGACCGGCCGGGATACAAGGCTTGGGGATCGGTGGCGTCATTGGTGCTGGCGTCGGCAGTGCGATCGGCGGTCCTGTCGGTGGCGCGATCGGCTTTGCCGCAGGCGGATCGGTGGGCGCTTACATCCTTGGCTCCAAGCCGTGGCCGACGACCGGGGCATTCGGGTTCATGGGCCACTTCGCGGAGAACGCCAAGCGCGGGCTGATCGACGGCTACGGGCTCGACCCGGAATACATCGACACCTACCGCAAGAGCGATCTTGGCAAGGCCGCGATCCTGCGCGAGACGCAGGGTGTCCTGAAGGTGTTGTCGAATGCTGGCGTCGGCACGGCGGAAGCCAAGGTGCTGCAGGCGGTGCTGACCGGCGAGAACGTCACCGATGCTGACATGATCAAGCTGTCGGTGCCGATTCGCAAAGCGATCGATGACATGGGGGCCGAGGCCGTTTCGCTCGGGCTGATCTCGGCCGAGAGTTTTGAGCGTAATCGTGGCGCTTATCTCCACCGGGTCTATGCCAAGAACGAGGTCGACCAGTCGACGCTGGCGGGCTGGGTGTCGGCCAAGATGAGCAACCGCCGCAAGAAGATCATTGGCGATGAACTGAAAGGCCGGGGCATCTTCATGGATGTCGAGGGCGATCGCCTGATGCAGGATGTGGAATCGTTCAAGAGCGGCGGTCGCGGTGCGCCCGTTCTGGGCGAGAAGTTCCGGGTGATCGATGAGGTCAGCACGATGGCCAGTCTGACGCCGGGCGCAGCGCCTGTAGAGAAGACTCTGCGGCGCGTCTATTTGCCAGCTAACGAAACTATTCCGGCTAAGTATCAGGGCGCGAACTGGGTCGATCGGGGAACGTGGGAGGTGCGCAAGCAGGGCAAGACCAACACGTTGTGGCGCGACTACACCAAGACAGAGCGCGACAAGATGGGCGAAATTGTCGACGCCCGCTACACAATCGCCAAGACCTTCATGCTGATGGCTAACGATCTCAGCACTGGTCGTTTCTTCCGTGACGTGGCGGTCAAGCAGGAGTGGACGAAGTCGACGCCGCCGCCGGATGGCACATGGAAGGACGCGAGCGAATACGGCCGCTTCTGGGAAGACCCGTCGATCGGCTGGGTCAAGGTGCCCGACACCAACATTCAGGGGACCGGCGGCAAGAAGCGCTGGGGCGCGCTGGCCGGGAAGTTCGTGCGCGCCGAGATATGGCGCGACCTCAACGAAGTCGACATCGCCAACCGGCCGGGGACGTGGCGCAAGTTGATGTCGCAGTTCAAGAAGAACAAGACCGGCCGCAACCCGGTCGTCCACATGAACAACATCAACTCGAATTTGGTGCTCATGGATTTGGCCGACGTGCGGATGCAAGACCTCGCCGCCGGGATCAAGGCTTTCTACAAGGGCGATGCCAACTATCAGGAGGCGCTCGACAACGGCGCTTTCGGTGGCGACCAGATCAGCCAAGAGATTCGCGATCAGGTGTTCAAGCCGATCCTCGATGAGATCAGCAAGCAGACCACGGGCGCGAGCAATCCGTTCCTCGCTCGGGCAGGCGTTCTGGGCGTCGTCGCCGACAAGCTGTGGACGTGGGCCAAGACCGCCGACGACGGCATGCTGCGTGCCTATCAGGCCGAGGATCAATTATTCCGCATGGCCACCTACATGCGGCGGCGCTCACAGGGCGAAAGCCCACAGGTGGCTGCAGCGAATGCCCGGGATCAGTTCCTCAACTACGACATCCGCGCGCCGTGGATCGTGATGATGCGCAACTCGCTGTTCCCGTTCATCAGCTACACCTACCGGGCGGTGCCGAAGCTAGCAGAAGGCCTCATGCACCGGCCGTGGAAGGTGGCGAAGTATATGGCGATCGCCTACGCGGTCAACGCGCTGGCCTATCTGTGGGACGACGGCGACGACGGCGAGGAACGCGAGCGCGCGGCGCTGCGGGATGAAGAGCAAGGATACACTTGGCTGGGCACACCGCGCATGTTGCGCATGCCGTGGCGCGATGCGCATGGCCTGCCGGTATTCCTCGACGTGCGCCGCTGGATACCGGCCGGGGACATCTTCGACACCTCGCAGGGGTCGAGCGCGCTGCCGATCCCGGCCCCGCTGCAGTTCGGCGGGCCGCTGCAGATGGCCTTCGAGTTCATGCTCAACCGGCAGGCCTTCTCGGGCGAGGACATCACCAACCAACTGACGCAGGATGCTGGTGACAAGTTTTCGGGCGTGGCCGACTGGGCGTGGAAGTCGTGGGCACCGGCATCGTTCTGGACGCCACGGTCGTGGTACTGGACGAAGATCGCCAACGCGCTTTACGGCGCGAAGGAAAAGTACACCGACCGCCCCTATTCGCTGACGCAGGCGGCGCTTAGTTCGATCGGCATCAAGTTCAAGCCGGTCGACGTCGAGAACGGAATCATGTGGCACTTCTTCGATTTCCAGAAGGTGCAGAGAGCGCTGACGAAAGAGTTCCGTGACAACGCCAGTGACCTCGACCGGGGCTTGATCAGCCAGTCGGCACATGATTCCCGGGCGGCCGACATCATGTCGAAGTTCGAGAACCTTGGGCAGCGGGTGGACGAGTTCGATACGCGCACCCGGAAGCCGAAGAAGGAGCCGGTGCAATGAAATTCGACCGGACCAAATTCTTCAATTCGATTCGCGCCAGCCTCTTTCCGAAGGGGATGTCTCAGCAACAGGTAGACGGAATGAACTTCAAGCTAGCGGCCTATGAAGCGAGCACGCTATCCTCAGACTTACGCCACCTCGCCTACCCCTTTGCAACGAGTTACCATGAAACGGCAAAGACTATGTGGCCGATCGAAGAGTATGGCAAAGGTAAAGGCAAGAAATACGGGGCTGTTGATAAAGAAACGGGGCACGCATATTATGGAAGGGGCGACGTTCAACTTACGTGGCGCGAGAACTACAGAAACGCTACTAGAGAATTGGATCTGACTGGCGGTACGGATGACTTGGAGTGGCACCCTGATCGGGCGCTCGATCCAACCATATCTGCCAACGTGATGTACCACGGGATGGAAGGCGGCTGGTTCACTGGCAAGGCGCTCGATGACTTCTTCTCGGCGACCAAGAACGATCCGACCGGGGCGCGCATCATCATCAACAACGACGTCAAGACCAACGGCGCGAGGGTCGCCGGGTATCACGACAAGTTCCTCGAAGCTCTGATGATCTCGGAAGTGGCCGCGGGTCTGATGGAGATCGTCTACCGGGTGACAGTCACGGTGCCAGACGGCACGCCAGTCGAGGTCAAGGTCGAGCGGGATGACTGAGCAGCCGCCACCGGCACCGCCGCCTGCGTTGGGGGGGCGTATCGGTCTGGTTGGCGAACTGGTGAAGATCGTCCAATCGCTCACCCTGTCACAGGTCTTGACGATCGCCTTGCTCGTCGCGATCGCAATTCCCTCATACGTGTTCTGGCGGGCGATGAACGATGTGTCGATGCTGAATAAATTCCTCTCGCGCTACGAGGAATACACGTCGGACAAAATGCCCTGCGTCCTGCGCATCGCCAGCCAGCGCGGCGGCGGCGACATCTTCAGCGTCTCGACCGGGTTCGCCTACCAAGGGTCTGACAGGTACACGGTGGGCGTCATCCTCGAAGACCGGCCTGACGAAGCAAAGCTCGAATCGTATTGCGCAACATTGCAACTGATCGTGGATCACATGCGGAGGCCTGATTCGAAATCGCCCACCTTCCCGGGAACAGACGAGCCATTGATCTGGCACTATCCGCTGGAAGGATCGCCCTGATCGTGCTGGCGGCGGGCCTGTTGTTGAGCGGGAAAAAGCCAACCTTCAGCGCCGATCAGTGCCGGGTCTTGAAGCAGGTGGGCGTCGACACGCGCGACATCTGTCCCCAGCCCAAGAAGAAGGCAAGGCTGAAAGGATGAAAACTGCAGGGATAGTTTTCGTCCTTTTCGTCCTAGCCTCCTGCAGGACGGCCAACGTCGAGTTCGATGAGGCGCAGTGCCGCTACCTGCAGCAGCATCGAATCGTCAACACGGCGCTCCTGTGCAAGCGCCCGCCGGGCGTCTCGCCGTCAACGACACCAGCGCCCAGCCCCAGCCCCAACGCGGCACCGCCGGTCGAGAGCGGGTCAGGTGGCAGCAATCAGCCCAGCCCGACACCCACGCCGCCGACGCCACCGACACCCACGCCGCCGACGCCACCGACCAAGCCAGAGCCACCAGAACCGCCGGTTATCGAGCCGCCACCGGAGTGTCACGGCGATGGCTGCGGCGGCGGTGGTGGAGGCGGTGATACTGGCAAGCCTCCTCCTGACGGGGGCGACAAGCCGGGTCATGGCGGTGAATAAAAAAAGGCCGACCCACTTGGATCGGCCAGTCTATCGCAGCGGCCCTAGCCGTTGAGGGGGTTAAGCGGCTGCGATTAGCATTTGCATTCCAATGCCTCGGCGATCGTCTGGCCGATCGGCACGACCACAAACCACCACGCGAGAGCAGTGACGATCGCACCGGCCAGTATGATCAGCCAGAACCTCATGCTGCCTCGGCTTTGAACTCGGGATGCTGCTTGGCCATGTGCAGCGCCATCTGGCGGAACGTCCGCTTACAGCACGGGCAGGTGCCAGCGATGCTGCGCTTGCGCGCGCGAACGGAGCCGTCCTTGAGAGCACGCACTGCTGCCCGCTCTCGCTCAAGTTCCTTGCTTTGCTGGCTGATCACGTCGTCTCGCTGCGCCATCTGCTGCTTGAGCATATCACGCTCGCGGCGCAGCTTGGCTTCCTCGCCCTCGCCCTCGGCGAACACCTGTTCGTGGCCGTATGCACAGCAGAAGACGATCCTGCTGCTGTGCTTGGCGGCGTTGTAGAGTGACGTCGGCAACCACATCTCGCACTTGCAGCGCCAGCATGGCCCACAGAATTGTCCGTCTGGCATCAGAACCACTCCAAAGGTAGGGGGTTGGACGGATCAAGGCCCAGCACGACGATCAACACGAAGGTCGCGATGAGGAACCCAATCGCAAAGGCGGCGAGATCGCGCTTCATCTGTCGAACAGTTTCCTCGGCGGCAGGCTCTTGGTCGTCGGCTTGGCATTCACCAGCTTCACCCCGGCGATCATGAGGTCGCCATGCTCGAACCAGTATTTCTGGGTGCGCTGCAGGGCGGCGAGCATATAAACGGCGATCGTCAGCCCGGTGGGATGGTTGTCGAGCGCGGCGTGGCAGGCGCTGCAGGCGAACACCCCGTAGAAATCATCGGACTTGGTGCCCATGCCCTTCACCGGGCTCGGCAGGTGGGCTAGCACGGTTGTTTCAAGGTTATGGTTGCAGACGCCGGGGAACTGCAGCGTACACTCCTGCCCCTTGGCGCTGTCACGCAGGCGCTGGCTGACGATGCCCATCACGCCACCATGTACGGCCGCGGCAGCGGAATCAGTTCCGTCTGCGGTCGCCACATATGCAGGCAGTTCGGATGCAGGCTGATGTGGTCCGCGACGGCAACGTGCAACTGCATGGCCGTCTCCCAGTCCTGAAAGAACAGCCGCTTGACGTGCTCCATCTCTGCCCAGTCCGGGCAGCGATCGTCGCGGCTGACGCTGACGTGATCCCAGCCATCGCCGTTCGAGGCGATGACCTTGAGAGGCTTGCGATCGGTGGGTGACTTCATCGCGAACGCGCCGCCGTCGTCACCGATCTCCAGCGTATAGACGCCCGGCAAATGCGGCCACGACCAGATCGGTTTCATCGTGCCTCCGGGCGCAGATCGGCCAGCGTGCAATGCGCCTGACCGGCGATCCACTTCAGGTCGATCGGCCTATTGCCCCTGCAGACAGCTAGGCAGTGACGGTAGATCAGGTTACCGACATCCTTGGCTTCTGGAGTGATGGACGGAGGGGTGTGGTTATCCTTGATCCCCTGCGCCTGCCGGTTCAGAATGCCAACGTCACCGCCCGGCTCTGTTGCGGCCACTAGCATCCGGGCGGTCTGACGCACCCAGTGCCATTCGTCTTGAGATAGGATAGGACCGCGGGCAGGCGGCGACACGTCGCGAGGGATGGCTTCGACGCCACCGCCTGCCTCTGGTACACCGGCCGAAGGTCGAGCCCCGGGCGGTATAGGCACCCCAGCGCCCACCGGGATAGGGCGTGCGCTGGGGGCATCATCGGCTGCGTCGTCACCGACTGCGCCAGACGATACGAATCTACTGTTCGGGGCTTCCCTCTTAAGCGTTCCCGGGTCTATCCCAAACCTCTCCTGAACGATCCCCTCAAAAATAGTTACGAACTCCGAAAGTTCCCGGTCTGTAAACGTAGCAATGTGGCGGGGGTGCGCGCCCCATTCGCCGTTCTTTTTCTTGTAGGGATCGGTGAACCCTGCGGCCAGTTTGATCGCTTCGTGCGCCGTTTCCGTATTGCTCCACGGCGTGTCGGCCGTCTTGATCAGGTGCGACAGCATGGCGAAGTAGGCCTTCTCGGCCGGGCGCACCTTGACGCGCACGACGTCGACGTTGACCTCGGCCCCTTCGTGCCACTGGTTCACAAGCTCCAGATCGTAGGCGCTTACCGGCACCAGCCGCCCCTTCTCGATGCGCATGGTGATGGTGGGGCTGTCGTCGCTCTTGCCGCGCAGGACGGTCATGGCGTCACCCGCTTCAGGTGCCTGCGCTTGATGCCGATCGCCACGCCAATGAACTCGTCGCCCTTGGTGATGTTCTGCAGCTTGGCTGGGAGATCGTGCTCGTTCCAGATTTCCTCGATCTCGGCCTCGGTGGTGGCGCTGTCGAGCGCGTCGTCCAGATCGGACAGCATCTGCCCGGGCGTGCTCACCTCCCCGGTGCTGCCGTCGACCACCTCCTCGAACGAACCGGGCACGGACAGATTGTGCAGTTCGATGTCAATGGGAACCGTTTGCTCCTGTTTCGGGGCAGTTTGTTTCCCATTGACAGGTGGCTTGGGTGGTGTCGGCATGCGCTGGACCGACGACACCGGCTCTCGCGATAGGATCGGCTGGCTCAGAGACGGAGGCTTGGGCGGCGTGACATCCTTCATCCCTGCGAAGCGCTCGGCCTCATCCTCCTCGTAGATGCCGCTGAATCCGAAGGCATAGCGCGCCGCTTGGATCAGCGCCTTGTGGCGCAGCATGCGGTGCTTCATCTTCCAAGGATCACTCACCCGGACGCACTCGGACAGGTATTCGGTGACCTCGACCGGGTGCGCGCGATCCTTGCGGAACATGCGGCAGGTGATCGCCACCAGTTCGCCGTCCTTCTCATGGACATCGAACTCGAACCCATCCGCCGCCGGGTGGTCGTTGATCAAATGAATCCAGCCATCGATGCCGACGACCGGGATCAGCCCGCCCCCTTTTTTTGGCATGGCGTAGATTTCCCGGGTGATCGGGTTGAGCCCGTACTCCCGGCAGACCGACACGAACGCGGCGAACTCTTCCGGGCTGGCGTTGGGCATGCCGCAGGCCATGCGCACCGTGGCGCTGAACTCCTGCGGGGCGAGGCCGTACTTGGCCGCCATCCCGTCGAGCAGCATCAGTTGTTGTTTGGGTTGGGCGTTCATTCTAAATCCTCCAGCAGTGAGAGAGCTTCACCGATCGCACCAACGGCGCGGCCGATCGGCGTGGCGTTCCATTCAGAGACGTACATTGCGTCGGGCTGTGGAATCTCCTTGGTCAGAATGGTGGCCGCCTTGTCGAGCAAGGCAATGATCTCGGCCAGTGTCGCTTCTTCGCCCATCTCAATCTCCTGAATCGTAGGTCATGTCGAAGCCACACTTGACGCAGTGGCCGGGGTGCCAGCCGCGATTGTGGTTCGCGCCGGGATGGTCTTGCACTTCGTGCGCACAGATGCGGAAGCGCCTGACATACGGGCCTTCCTTACGACTGCTGTAGGTGACGGCATAGCCACCGCCGTCGCACCCGGACATCATGTACGACGTGATGAAAAATTGGGTCCACTGGTTGCTGCCACTTGGCGTGAGCGCATAGCCCCAGACCGGCTGCATCATGTGGCCGCCAGATGCGATGTGGTTGAGGAACTCGATCGGATCGACATCCTCGGCGTTGGGCAGCGGCTGCAGGCGCTCGTTGCCCAGCTTGCCAATGTACGGGTTGTAGTCCTCCCGGTCGAAGGTGCGGCGCTCTTTGAACTCGATCGTCATGATATCTTTGCTCTCTCTTCTGTGGTGATGCCGGGGACGGCGAGTTGCGCCTTGATCCCCCACTGCGCCAGCTTGAACAGGCAGGCCTGCAGATCGGGGTTGTCGCGGAAGAACTGGTACACCGCGTCCTGATCGGTGATGGCGGTGACGACTAGCTCGGTGCCAACGGTGGCGGCCCTGCCGTAACTGCCCTTGATGGTGGTGTCGACGGGTGGCAGCGGGGGCGGCGCAGGGGCATCCTCCCCAGCCTTCCGCGCCGCATCTTCCCGCTGCCGTTCCTCAAGGCGGCGTTGCAATAGCTGGGCCGTTTTGAAGACCTCGATGTACTTGCGAAGCTGATCGGCGATGCCCTTGGCTTCCTTCACCAGCGGCATCCATTTCTGGTCGATGGCCTTGCCCGCTTCGAGGTGCGGCTTCTTGAAAGCCTCGCGCTTCTTGTCGGCTTGGCCGCTCAATTCATTCAGCCTCGCCCGGAGCGACTGCGCCTTGGCGGCCTCCTCCTCGGACTGGATATCCCGGTAGGCCTCGGCACCAACCTTGGCGCTCTCGATCTGATCGGCCAGCGTCTCGATGTCGTCGGTGTCGCCGACGTTGTGGCCCATCATGGCGACCACGGTGGGATCGTCATCCGCCCAGCCTTCGCCAGCCAGAGCGTTCTCGTAGGCCTCGGCGGTCACCGGGTTGCGGCAGCACCAGTTCCATACCTGCATCGCGTCGACGGGCTTGCCGTTGCGCAGCGCCACCCACTTGCCCATCTCTTTCCAGATGGCGACCGGCTCCCACAGCTTGTCTTTGAAGCGGATGCGGTAGAAGCCCTGCTCTGGCGAGTCGACGCTGACTGGCAGGTGCTGCTGTCCGATTTCCTTGGGGCTTTCGAGAGCCTTCTGCCACCAGTACCAAGCGTTGCTCATTAGTCTCTCCTGTGTTTGATGTTGCCGATCGTGGAGTGAGCACAGCTATACTCAGCCGCTATGGCCCGCTCCGATCGGCCATCTGCCCGGATCGCAGCGATCTGGGCGTCCGTGAATTTGCGGGAATACTTCTTTTTGCGGTTAGCCAATTGCTCTGCCCGGGTCGCCCATCGACAATTGCCGGGCTCGTAGTTGCCATCGTTGTCGATGCGATCGATGCTCCTGCCCTCCGGGCGCTCGCCCATGTCAGCGAGGAAATTGGCGAAGTCATACCAGCGCTCGCAGACCGTGATGCCGCGCCCGCCGTAGTATTTGAACTTTGAGCGTTTAGGATTCTCGCAGCGCTGGATCATGTCAGCCCAGCTTTTGTAGGTTCTGGTGGGTGGTCTTGAATGGCCATGACCGTTCATCTCGGATGCTCCGGTGGCCAGCCCAGTAAATGCGCTATCTCATGTCGGAGCAGGCGCTGGGCCAAGTCCGGGTCTGTCGGATCACCGTGGCTGTAGACGATGACCGGGTTCGAGAAGTCCCAGTCGCGGATCAGGCAACCCACCAGAAGGGTGCCGTCGTTGCCTTCCGGGTATTGATGGCCGTAGCGCATCAGGTTGATGCGATCGCACTCGGCCTTGGCCTGCCTGTAGGGCACGCTGATCAGCGGCGGTGCGTCGGTGCCGAAGATGTCGCTGACGTTGCGCAGCACCTCGGCCTCGCTGTCCCCGCCGATATCGTACCGGCTGGGCGGGTAGCCATCGTCGGCCAGCGCCGGTAAAGGGAGGGCGGTCGCAGCCCCAATGATCACGACCGCCCGGGCCACCCGACCCCATACCCACAGGGTGGCCCTATTCATTGTCCTGCTCCTTCTCGGCGGCCAGCATCGCGGCCGCCTGCATCCGCAGGTGATCCAGTCCCCAGCGAGGTCCGCAGATCGGGCCGACAACCGCCAGCACGCTGACCGGGTCACGCAGGGTCTTGCCGCAGCAGCAGCAGGCCCGGAACTTCCGGGCGTAGGCGATCGCCTCGGCGGTGGGATCGGCAGCTACCCGCTGCAGCACCTCGGTCACATCCTTGGTGCCCCACTTGGCGATCCACTTGCCATCCTTGATCATGCCCAGATAGTCGTCGGTGTCGGTGTCGCGGACGTAGAGAGCGCCGGGGTTCTTGCCCGTCATCGGGGCCTGATTGATCGTCACCTCGGTCGTCCTGAAGATCGGCTTCTTGACCAGCTTGACCGGAGCCCGGTCGAACAAGGCCTGTATGCCCTCGGTGGGGACCACCGGCCGGGCGGCCTCGCGCTTCTTGAAGAACTCGGCATCCTTGGCCATGTCGCGGTGGATCAGGGCGACCTGATTCTCGGTCCAGTGGCCGTAGGCGTCGAGGCTGGTCAGCAGGCCAGCGTAGAACTGGCTACCCTTGTCGCGGCGCTTGGTGGCGTAGGCGATCACCTCGGTGTTGGCCTGTGCCCAGTCGAGCTTGTTGCGCTCCTTGGTGGCCTTGCCCTTGATCGCGGCGTTCTGGCCCTTGGTGATGAACTTGGTGCCCTTGCACTTGAAGCAGGGTCCGACATCGCGGCCAGCGTAGCTGATGAAGCGCCCTCTGCCTCTGCAGGCGGGGCAGGTGAACTGCTGCTCGCCGCCGTTGACGACGTGGGCGTTCTTGCGGATGTCCTCGGGGGTGGTGGGCTCTCTGCCGAAGTCGGCGTCGAAGCCTTCCTCGAACAGGTAGTCGCCCGGTTTCCGGGGGGTGGTGATGGTGGTGTTCATTGGGCATCTATCCCATGCGCGTTGAACTTACGTAGTACAGGTAGAGCTTGGATTCTCCGTTGTCAACCGTGCTACGAAAATAAATTCAGGACGCCTTGCGGGCCAGCGCCTGAACCTCGGCGGCCTGCTCGTTCTTCAGTTGCTCGATGGTCGTCACCTTGGGTTGCCCAGCGACCGGCTGTGACTCGCCCGCGGCCTCTGCGTCCTCATGCTCGATCATCGAGTCGGCGACCTTGAAGCAATAGTCAGCGATCTTGCCGATCAGGTTGGCGGCAGGTGATGCCGCATTGGCGATCCATCCCTGCATCGCCATCCCGGCGTACCACTGGCGGCGCGTCAGGCCGGGGTTGGTGTAGTGAATGCCTTGGAACGGATAGGCAAAGTCGCGGATGATCAACTGCCCGGTGATGTCGACGTGATTGGTGGCGACGTGCAGGGCAGCGGGGGCAGTGACACTGACGCTGATGCCGATAGTGGGCAGGTTGATGGCGACCTTCCCGGCGGTCAGGGAATTTCCCCCGCCAGTCTGCCAATTGACCGGGTAATCCCAGTAGTCCACCTGTTTGATCGGGGCGGCAGTGACCGCGAAGTCATGCCACTTGGTCGTATCGTTGAGGTCATGAAGTTTGATCACGTCACCGATCTTGACCACGTCCAGTTGGATGGATGCATCGATACCGTTAGCGGTGATCTTGTGAATCCGCAGTCGGTTCGCGGCCTTCTGCGAGGTCTGATTGAGCCGCACCTCCGTAGTCAGCGGCGGTGCCCCGGTCGCCGTGACGAAGTTCCACTCGCTGAGAAACGCTGGTTGCTGGGCAGGAAATTCGTCAGCCATGCTCGGGCTCCTTCACCTCGACGTCGGCCGTCTCGATGCGATCGAGGATCAGGTGCATGATGGTCGCCAGATCGCGGCGCTCGTCATCCGACAGCCGGGTGGCATCATACAGGCGAACGAGGATGTTGCGCAGGGTGGCGATGTCGGCGTCTTCGACGTGGTTGATTCGCATTCATGCCTCTTCCTTGAAGAGCCCAGCGGCGTCAACCGTTTCGCCCACGGTAACGCCTGCGTGCTGCAGGTAGACGATCAGGGCGTCGAAGGCCTTCGCGTCAACAACGATGCCGCTGTAGCTGCTCGCGCTGACGTGGGCCTCCTGCGCCATCTGCGCATAGTTCCCTGCCTTGGTCGTGAGGATGACCGGCACGCCGATCGCCTTGGCGAGCAGGGTGGCGGCCAGTTCCTTCTTGGCGGTAGCTGCCTCGATCCGGGCGTCGGTTTCGCGCTTCTGGCGGGCCTTCTCCTCGACCAGTTCGCGGTACTTCTCGACCTCATCGAGGATGTCGGAGGCTTGGAACTTGACCGTGGGATACATGCCGATCTCGTTCGGCTCGGCGGTGGTGATGCTGCCAACGACGTAGTTGGTGGCGTTATGGTTCCCGGTGCGGATGTTGTGCATCTCGGTCACGCGCAGGGAGTGGAGCGCGCCCTTGTAGTTGACGGCGTACTCCTTGCCGAATTGGATTTTGTTGGCGAGCATGTCAGCGTCCTCTCTTCATGAAATCGGTTACGGCCTCGTCGGCCTCGTCGGCCTTGAAGTAATGGCCCCAGTACGTCCCGCCGTACTGGCTATCGGTGTTGGCCTGCCACGTCACGAACGGGGTGACCGTGTTCCAAGGCAGGTGACAGAGCACGATCTCGGCCGCGAGGTTGCCGCTGCGATTGGGCAGGGTGCGGCGCATCTTGATCTCGGCACCGCTGTCAGTGAGGCCCAGTGTGGGCATGGTGGTCAGGAGGGTAGGGTCCGCCTTGTTGACGTAGACGGGTGCGCCTTCCTCGATCGCTCGATTGACCGCGCGGGTCAGGGCTTCTCTTGCCGGGTTGGTCATGCTGTCTCCTTCGCAGGGGTTCTGAGTGTGACGAGCAGGCGGGCGCGCTTGCTCCATGCACCGTTTCCGGTGCGGTCGTAGCAGGCCGCCATCAGGGTGCCGTCGTCGGTGCGGCGGAAGTGGCCGATCTTGGCCTCGCCACCGCTCTGCAGCTTGATCACCTGATCTTCCTTCCATCCGCCAGCGGCGATGAGCGCATCGGTCAGGCGCTTGCTGCCTTCCGTGTAGGCCTTATCCGCCTCACTGTGGGCGAGGTAGGTATCGGCTCGCGCCTGCTTGAGGCGGGCCATCTCGGCAATCATGGTTTCTAGTTCAGTCACGCGGTCATCTCCCTCATTGTGCCGAAGAGCGTGTCGAAGATCGCCTGCATCACTGCGCGCATCCTCTGCTTGGCTCTGGCTCTGGCTCTGTTTCGCTTCATCATTCTTCTGGTCAGCATAACCGCCCACCTCCGGGGGCTCTGCGCTGGTTTCTAGTTCCACCACGAACATAGCGACCGTACTACGAAATTGCAAGGGGGTGTGTCACAAAAAAAGGGGCCGCCACTGGCGACCCCTTTCTGCTTTGGTGGTGCCTACTCGGCAGCGAGCGTCTGCGGCGCATCGAAGTGCTTGGCCTTGATGCGTTCCCACGCACCATTGGCCTCCTCGTTGGAGGAGCCGATCTTGTAACGGCTCTCGCCAATGATCACCATCGATCCCCAGATGGGCAGCACATGCTTCTTGACCTCGGCGGCGAAGGTCTGGCGACCCTCGTCTGTCGTCGGATCAGGAAGCTGATCCTTCTCGATGTCGAGCAGGTGCCAGTCGACCTGTCCCAGTCTCTGCGCCACGTCATCGAAGCTCATGCCGTATTCCTTGGCATGGATGAAGGCCCGCGCCAGAAGGCTCAGACCGACGCCGCGCAGGGCGATGTCGCCGCCCCGCTTGTTGCGGAACGTCTTGGGCGTCTCCGTGCGCACCGGGGGCGTTGCCACTGGAGCACTGGATTGCTTGCGCGCATCTGCTTCAAGGCGAGCAAGGTCAAGCGTGTGAAGCTGCGGCATGTGCTGGATGACGGAGCCGAAGAAATCCTCGGCACCCTCCAGTTTCTCGACCAGAGTCTTCTCGACGTCGCCATCCTTGGCTGGAGGATAGCGATCCTGAATGTGGCTGACGAAGCCACGCGCTGCCGACATCGACCATATTTTCAGACTGCCTGCCGACAGGTTGACGTTGGCCGCCGTCGCATCGACGTAATGCTTCAGGAACGGCACGCTCTCGACCAGCCTGATGGTGCGCGAATTGCGAAGATCGCGGACGTCGAAGGTGGAGATCAGCGAGCCGGTGATCGGCTTTGCCCGCGCAGCATCAGCAAAATCCTGATGCGCATCGATGCGCTTGCGCTCGAAGATGATGGTCACGGGCACGGCATTGCGGCGCAGGTTCTCGCGTTCCTGATCCGTCGTAAAGCTATTGCCGCCGTCGTTGATGATGGCAGCGGTTTCGCCGCCACGGTGACCGCCGTCCGTCGTATCGAGCAGGATGGCGCGGGGCAGGTGGAAGCGGGCCGGCCAGCCATTGCTCGCCTGTTCGTTCTCGTCGGCGTAGATGACGAGCACTGCATCCGGCGCGTCTTCCGGGGTCGTGCTCTCATCACCGAAATTGAAGCTCATCCCGGGCAGGATGAACTTCTCGCCTACGCATGCGGTGTTGAGCAGGTACTTGCGAAGTGCCTGCGCATGGCCAGCGATCTTGGGCCGGTTGGCCTTCTCCATCACCTCGCTGACGGTCGAGCCTGCCTTGGCGCGATCGACCTTTGACACCTTCAGCATGGTGCTGATCGGCATGGCGGTCGAGAACATGATACGGCCGCCCTGAATGAAGCAGACGCCGAAAAAGATTTCGCCATCGTAGCCATACGGTCTGGCGTCATCGATCAGATTGCCCTTGGTCACCTTGACACTCAGGTGATCGGGCAACGTAACATTGTGAGTTGTAAGGGGTGCGAAGCGCACGATATTATCGGTGGCGGTCATGAGATTCTCCTCTTGCTGACCGTTAAAAGCGCCGCCCTCAATCCTTGGCCGGATGGGCGGCGTCATCATTTAAAACTACGAAATTCCAGAGTTGTCAATCGTCTATTTCGAAAGACTTGCTTCGAAAAGTTCCGACTGCGGCTTGATCGGCGGCTCAATTCGAAACTTCACGGCCGTGCTGGACTTGCGCTTTAGCTCCGGTCGCGGTGCTGGATAGGGACGATCGCCCTGCTTGGCGCGAAGCTCCTTCTTCCAGCCATTGCGATCGCGCCCGACGTTGAGCGCATAGACGTGCTTGGCCTCGCGCTTGGCAACCCGCCAGCCCGCAGCCTCGCATGTCGTCAGGTATAGCTTGGGCTTCTGCCGTCGCAGGATGCGCGTCGTCTGCCAGTGCGATGGTTCGTTGGCGTCCTTGCCGGGTGGCAGCACGAACAGCCGCTGCTCGCGGCCTTTGCCACCGTTAAGACCCTGCCCGAGATAGAGCCAGTTCGCCGCCTGATAGACCGCGCCGTACTCGCCTGCCATCGGATCAGCATAGGCGAAGAATCGCGCCACGCCCCTCACCCGGTAGATCAGCTTGCAGGCGGCGGTGATCAGGAACGATGCGGCATTCGGCGGTGCGTAATGCACGCAGGCTCCGCGCTCCAGACAGAAGGCTGGCGATCCGATCAGTTGCCGGATGGGACCGGTCGGTCCCCAGCCGAAACAAGCCACGCCCTCGATCTCCCTAGACGGGGAGAGGAGCCCGACAAACAGGGTCGATTGCCCGAGTGTGTGCAGCCACTCGTAATGCATGATGATCGGCGTGGCGTCGGCGCGGCTGATCGTCTCGACCGAATAGCCTGCCAGAGAGAGGGCAGACTCACGCGGGTGTGTCTCGGCCATCGCCTCGCGAATGCGGCGCTGATGCGCAATCATTATGTCCTCGCGAGCCAGCGCCTCGTCCCGATCCCGCGCTTGCGGATCGCCCGGACCATCTTGTCGGGCCGGGTCGTGGTGAGATCGGTCATGGCGCACCAGTAGTCGTCATCGATCTTGAGGTAGGTGGCGGCGATGTCGCCGGTCAGACGCTCGATCATGCGGAACCCGTTCTCACAGGTTTCTGGCGGCAGCATCTCTAGGAACTCCCAGAAAATCGCCTCATCGATCTGCCAGTACTTGCCCAACATCCAGCGGGCGGGAAACCCGTTGCGGGTGTAGGCGTTCAGGTTCTCGTAGTGCTGCGTGCGATCGCCCTTGGCTGATCTCAACATCATCATGTCATTCCTCCTGTCTCTGTTTCATTCAATCCATCCGGCAGACTTCGAACGAGCCGTCCTTCTGCAGGATCAGCACCTGCGCGTAGCGATAGAAGAGGATCGACTCGTCGCGCAGGTTGGTCATGGCGAACGGGAACAGCGTCGGGTCGCCGGGGTAGGTGATGCCCATCGTCGCGGGATCAGTCAGCACCCACCCATCGAGCGGTCGCCAGCCACTGACGTAGTTGGCGTCGTACTGCTCTGCGGCTGATCGCGGATCATCCTCATCGAGGAAGCTCGGCAGGTAGCCTAGCTGCTCCATGTCGAAGCGGGGATCGAGGCTGATGTAGGTCATCATGGGTGGCGCTCCCGCTCTTCAGCCATGCCGCCGTCATCGACGGGCTCCACCTGCCTGTAGAAGCGCGGCACGAAGCAGTTGTCGAGCACGCCAGTCTCGCGGTTGATGTTGGCCCGGATGCCGAAGAAGTCGTGGACGAAGTTCGAGTCGTCCGCGGCCAGCCACGCATCGAGGTCGAGCGGGTACTGGTCGTTGGCGTTCTCGACATCCATGATCGAGGTCAGCCGATCGAGGTGGATGTGGTGCCTGCGGGCGATCGGCTCCGCGCGTTCGATGATCTTGACGATGGTGTTGATCTTGTCGGTCATGTCGCTTTCTCCTGCTTCTTGAGTTGCTCGGTGTCGAGGTAGGCTTGGATCGCGCGCTCCTTCGCGTACTTGTCGTACTCGGCGGTCGCCGCCTTTTCCTTGGCTTTCAGGGCGGCAACGAAGGCCTCGTAGAACGCATCCAATGCGTAGTCGGCGTTCCGGTAGCCCGGGGTGTTGGGCTGCATCTTGGTGAGCCTGTAGGACAGCGCATTCATCGCGGCCTTCAGGTGGTGTTCGCTGACGGTGATGGTGACGGGCTTGATGATCATCTAAATCACCTCGCAGTCGGCGAGGATGACGCGAACGACCTTGTTGCTCTTGTCGAGCAGGACGTGGGCGATCTCTTCGATCTGGCCATTGGTGTGCAGACGCACGCGTCGTGTGGTCTTGACGACGGTGCCGTAGCGATCGCCCATCATCCAACGATCTTCATAGACGGGGATCTGAACCCGCAGGGTGTCGGTCATCTCAACTCCTCCCGCATGGCCTGCTGATCGGCAGCGACCGCGTTCAGCTTGATCTGCTGCTCGGGGGTGAACTCGGCCCAGAACTCCGTGATGGCGTTGATGCCGATGACGTCGTGCGGGCCGATGTCCTCGATGTTGGCGCGCCATGCGTTGTCGTACTTGCCGACGCAGTTCCAGAGCGCCTCGTAGAGGTTGTCTTCGACGCCGTCCCAGCATTCGGCCACCGTGTCAGGGGTGACGTAGCGTAGGGCGGGGTGCGGGATGATCTTGGTCATGCTGTCCTCCTGTCCCTGCCCACCCGGTCCATCAGCAAGCCGCCGTGCATGCGGTAGACGTAGCCAAGGTGGCCCATGTCGACGGTGTCCTGCCCGGTCGCCCGGTCGACGTTCCAGAGCGCGGTGACGGTGTAGGTGCCGTCGCGGTGAACCTTGTCCACCCGGGCGCGGACGGGCCAGCGCGGGTTGCCCTGCGCGAAATAGAAGACGGTGTCGCCCTTCTTGAATCGGGCCATGTTGAGTTCTCCTTTCATTTGTTGACGTCGAGCCAGCGCTCGGTGGCGATGTTGCGATCGGTGCCGTAGAAGCGCCACCAAGCCTCGTCGTTGGGGGGTTGGTCTTTCAGGAGGCCGATCAGATAGGCCTTCTCGATCGCGAGGTGGACGATGTCGTCGGCGGTGACGACCGGCATGTAGACCTTGCCGGGCTTCGCCAGTTCGCGGATCAGTTCGAGGTTGGTCATTGGGGCTCCTTTCCTATCCCGAATATGGAGCATCGTACTACGTAATGCAAGAGGGGCGTACTACGAATTTTCCTTGGTCATCTGGTCGAGCCGGATCGCGGTGAAGATGGCGAGCACCTGTTCGATGTCTTGGCCTTCCCATTGGCTGTGATTGCGGTAGGCGCGGAGATCGCCCAGCAGGTGCTGGGCAAGCTTCTTGTCATCCATCGTCTGGATCATCTGGAACCATTCCTTGACGTCGCGGGCGCTCACTGGCTGGCCTCATCCAAGCTGGACAGGGCGTCGTCCATTGCGGTGACGGCCGTGTCGAGTTCGTCGTAGGTGGTCTGCAACTGGTCGACCGCCCGCTCGATGGCGCTGCCGCGCTCGCCGTTCTGGAATCCCTCGGGCAGGTTGTCGTAGGATTCCTGCTCCTCATCCTTCAAGCTGTCGATCTGGTCGCGGATGTCCTCGACCTTGCCCTTGAGGTCGACCAACTGGCCGTACAAGAGGGCCAGTTCCTTGCGTCTGAGGGCGTTCATGATGGTTCCTTTATTCTGAGGGTGTAGTTGCTGTTGGAGTGGACAACCAAGGTGACGGTGCCGTTGTCGTTCTGCCAGCACGCGCCAGACTTGGCGGTGAAGTCGTGGTCGAAGAGGTAGCAGACGCCTGCCTTACGGGTGTTCCAGTCCATGCTGCCGATCGCCACCGGGCGAACCTCGGTGCTGGTGGCGGTGCCGTGCATGTCATCGAAGTGGTAGGTGTTCACCGCCTCGACTCTGCCCTGCTCGATCAGCTTGCGCAGCCGATCGCGGCGGAATGTCTTGTAGCTCATGCGATCTTCCTTTCCTGATTGAGCCGGAACTTCTCAAGCCCGCGGGGGCCGAAGTCCGGGTTGTTGCGCAGGCGGTGCAGGACACGGCCGCGATCGGCCCAGTAGCGGCCGGGCTCGGCGCGGGCCTTCATCCAGTCTTCCCGCAGCGCCTCCTTCCACTTGCGGCCGTGCTCGGCGGCGTAGCTGGTGAGCGCTGCGATATCGATCTCGTTGAGGGTGCCTTCCGTGATGGCTCTGCGCCACTCGGGGCCGAAGACGTGGGCCTTCATGTTGTGCGGGTTGCGCTTCGTGAACCACTCGGGGGCCGTGTACATGCTGACCAGCAAGCCCAGCCAGCCGCCCTCGGTGAAGTAGCCGGTGACCACGCCTAGCCCGGTGGGGTTCCACATGGTGACGACGACCTCGGTGCCGATCGGCGGCGGCGGCTCCTTGCCGCTCCACTTGGTGTTGTCCCTGTTGTCGAGTCCGTTGTGGCGGCCCTGCTCGTCAACGTGCCAGACCGGGGCCTCGTAGGCCGGGACGGTGTCGTAGGTGGTGTAGGTCATTTCAGTCCTCCTAGATCGGTGTTGCATCCCCCGCGCTGCAGGCCGTCCTGCCAAGAGCGCTTGGTGCTGGGGGCGTTGTAGAGGTCGTAGGCGTCCATGACGGTGCGCTGGTTGAAGAGCATCTCGCTGGAGATATCGAACTCACCGTCGACCATGCGGTCGTGGTCGAAGAAGGTGACCGTGCCGCCCTCATCTTCCGCCTCGTTGTGCGGGCGGTAGGTGGCGACGATGCGCTGGCCTGCGGCGGTGTACTTGCGGCCGGTGTTGAAGCGGATGGTGTTCATGGTCATTCTCCCCTGTTGTTCTGGGCCCAGACCACCGGGTTGAACCGGGTGGTACGCGCTGTCTCGCGGTTCCTGTTCAGGTGGGCGAGGGCGGCGGCCTTGGTGTCGAAGCGCCCGCCGAGCGGGGTCTGGTGCGGGCCTCGCACGATGAACCAGCCGCCAAGCAGCTTGTTGTGGACGATCTTGATGTCGGTCATTTCCATTCCCCCTTGTTCAGGGTCCAGAAGCCAACGCGGTTTCCGTTGGTGTCGTAGACGGTGGCCTCATCGCCCCCGTTGGCGACCAGTTGCGCGACCCGGGCGAGGATCGCCTTGATCTCGCCGATCGGGTTGTCTTCGAAGGCGGCGTTGTCGGTGTCGAACTCGATCCGCATGGCCATGTCAGTACCCCCTCTTGGGCTGGACGATCTCCAGCCCGACCAGAGCCCGCTCGACAGCGGTGGGGTTGAACTCGCCACCGTCCGGGGTCTTCTCGTACTTCATGCCGGTCAGGCCGAAGAACACGTTGGTCGCGTGCCTCGGGGTGTGGGTGCTGTTCAGCGCCTCGACGGCGGCACGGTAGAGAAATTCGTCGTTGCCGATCCAGAGCGCCACGTTCCAGCAGTTCCAGCTAGGGTGGCCGTTGTATTCCTTACGCATGATGGGAACTCCTTTCCCCCTTGACTTAGGCGTCTGTACTACGAAAGTCAAGGGGCCCGTGCTACAAAATTAATTGCTGCAGGATGGTGCGGGCCTCGGCGCGGGTCTTGACCCGGAGCAGGTTGGTGAACCTGCGGCGCGGCACCCAGCAGCCGGTGTAGTGGGTCAGCAGCCAGCCGTTGGGGCTGCGATCGCGGGCGACCGCAATGCTGCGGCCACCCTCCATCACGGTCATGCCATTCTTGTATTCGTGGAAGGTCACGGGATGCACACCTCCCACATGCCAGCGTTGTCGCCACCCTCGGCCTTGTGGATCGAGCCGGGAGCCTGATAGCCGAAGTCGAAGCCCAGCCCGGCCTGAATGACGGCGTTGTGCTTGGCGGCTGCGGCGGCCTTATCGGCGTTGGCGCGGTCGTGGTAGTAGTACCAAGACACCTTGCACCCGCTGCGGTAGCCGCTGGGCTTGGGGTACTCGCGATAGTCGAGCTTCTTCTTCATGGACATCTCCTTCATGTGGTTGGGAAACCGGCCCGGAGGCCGGAAACCGAACTACGTGCTCAGGAAGTCGTAGCTGCCGTGATCCTCGTAGCGGATCACCGCCTGCCCATCGTCGTCCCATCCGCCCCACATGGGGCCGTAGAGCCCTTCGAACTTGGGTTGGCCCTGAAGCTCGGTGCGCACCCGGGGGTTGTCCATGTAGGCAGCGAGAACGAAGCCGCGCTCGGCGAAGGCGACGACCGCGTGGTCGAAGACCTCGGCCTTGGTGGCCTTGTTGGTGACGAGTTGGAATTTGGTCATGGGGCTACTCCTGTTCCTGAAGGGCTTCTCGTGCGGCGGCGGCTGGCGTGTACCCGTCTTCGAATGCGTCGACGTACATCCAGTCAGCGAGGTCGCGGCTGTCGAGGCCGCACTTGCGCATCAAGATCGCGTCGACCTTGGCCATCCATTCGGTGAATCTCATTCGGGGAACTCCTTTCCCCTCTTACATAGGCTGCTGTACTACGAAACGCAAGAGTGGTGTACCACAATTTATTTGGCCCGGTCGTTTTTCCAGTCGAGGAACATGCCGAGCGCTACGAAGAGCACCGGGCCGAGCCACAGCCATGACGGCTCGTACCAATGGCCGACGTCTGGCTGGGTGCCACTGAGAAAGCAGGCCAGCGACTGGTTGGTGTCGTACTGCCAGTTGCAGAAGTGTTCCCATTCGTCCCGGGTCATCCGACTGCCTCCATGCAGAGCTTGTCGCTCAAGGGGCTCAGCACCGTCTTCCAGACCTCGTTGCAGGCGTCGTTGTCGCTGTAGTCAGCGACCAAATCCCAGCCGTCGTTGCCGAAGACCAAGAAGAACCACCCCTGCCGCGTGTCGGCGTCGTCGTAGATGTAGAGATGTTCCTCGTCGGTCTGCCACAGGGCGTCCATGACGGCCCGGTAGCTCTTGCTCTTACGGATCGGGACGTCCTCGCCGTTGTTCACGGTGATCCGGTAGCCCCGGGCGAGGCAGGCCTTGACCAGCCCGCTGGCCATGCGCTTTTCCATGCGCATGCGCCTGACTCCTTCCTTCCAGCCCTTCGCCTTGGCGCGGGCGATGTTGGTGTCAAAGTTGGTGGTCATGTCTTGATCTCCGTTGCTACATCCATTATGTAGTACGGAACCAAATGACCCGCAAGGGGGTTACGTAGTACAATTTTGCGAGGAGAAAACGCATGGACGCAATGGCAGAGAAGAAGAAGGTAGGCAGGCCTCCGTCGAGGAAGAAGCTCCTGACGCTGCGGCTAGAGCCGGAAATCGTGACGTTCTACAGGGAGCTAGGCGGCAAGGGCTGGCTGCAGGGTGTCAACGATACCCTCAAGCGAGCCATGAACCAGCGCATCAGCCGCGCAATCCGCGCTGCCGAAGCGCAGAAATGATCGACGTGTGATCGCGATTGAACAGCCGGGCCAAATCCATCAGGCCCGGCCGCTTCCCCCCAATCCGGCAATTGATGCGCACCGCGACGATCGCATCGAAGCGTGCCTCCACGATCGGGATCAGGCGGCTGTCGCTGAGAATCTCATGCACCGTCAGGCCGTGCCAGAACCCAACCTGTTGAATGATGGTGTTCGGACTGGTGAATGGCACGATCGGAAAACGGCTGCGCTCGATCGCCACGTCGAGCTTCCTGTCGAGCGCGCTGATCTCGGCCTTCATCTTGCGCAGGTGGTTCTCCCTGTTCCACCGCTGCGCCAGTTTGATCACCCGGTCGCGCTTCGGCGTCGACACCGGCTCGCTCTCCCGCCCCCGCCACTTGGCCCCAGCCATCGTGCGCTTGTACGGAACCGCCAGAGTCATAGCTGCGCTGCCCCCTCGTACTCTTCCTGCACGGCCTGCGGATCACGACCTTCCATCTCCGCAATGAAGTCACGGAGAAAGGCCAGATACGCCTGATTGTAATGCCGTTCCCAGCCGCCCAGAGGCAGGCGCAGCAAGCGGCGATATTCATCTCGGGCATGCTCAAGCATGTTGCTCATAGCAGTTTCCCCTGTTTCGGCTCCCTGTCCAACATGCGTAGGATGGTTTCCCCTCGGTGTCCCCTGTCATAGATGAACCAAGCGTGACTTGATGGCGGTGCGCCCTGCTCGGTCCAGTCGATTCGCCAACGCATCAAATAGACGATCGCTGGCGGATGCTTCTCCCATATTTCGCCCAGCCCGGCGGCCGCAGGCCACGTCCACGGCAGCAGCAGCGCCATGTACTCGATGTCGAGCACGTCCAGCGCATGGGTGATCCAGCGGCCTTTGCCGTCGCGCCAGTTGACCTCGGAGAACGGTGGATTGGTGACAATTGCCAAGGCCGGTGGTGCGCGGTAGTCGAAGAACGATTGCACCCGGACGTGGGGATAGCCTCGATCGGCGATGTCGGAGAACACGACAGAATGGTTGCGCTTCAGCACCTCGACAATCGCGCCAGTCCCGGCCGCTGGCTCCCAGATCACCGGGAAGGAATCCAGTCGATCGCCTTCCACCCGTAGCAGAGCCCGGGTCACCTCGGCCGGGGTGGCATAGAAGTCCTGCGGGATGCGCTCGATCGGCAGCGCGATCTTGCCGGTGGCTGCGAACAGGCCGCGGGCAGAGCGGAGTTCGCTCATGGCTTCTCCCCTAGAGCGGCGCGGGCGGCTGCGAGCCGTGAATGCCACTCCCGCAGATCGTCGGCCTTCGCCTTCTTCGTGACGTAGTACTGCCATTCAATCAAGCTGTTCAGCGCCTCACGCAGTACCCGCTCGCGTGCCTCTGCCTCGGCACCAACGATGCGCTTAGCCGCAAGCAATGTGGCGACCATCTGCTCTAGCTCTTCCACGCGCTGTTGAAGCGCGGCGAGACAAGATGCGGCGTCTATCAGCAACTCACTCAAATCTTCGTGCAGGCTGTGGTTCGCCATCTCAAAGTCGCGCAGCCGCTCGATCAGTTCCGCCACGTCGCTCATTCCCCGCCCTCCTTGCTGGCCGAGAGAGCGGCGCGGATGCGATCATGGACATCCAATCCAAGTCCGCCTTTGCGATCCATCCATTCCAGCGCCTCACGCAGTACCCGCCCGCGTGCTGCCGCATCCTGTAATTGCATTGCCGTTTCAATCGCCTGATCTCGTTGCCGCCCTAACTCTTCCACGCGCTGTTGAAGCTCGCCTATCGTTTTCCATGCAAGGATCAGTCGCCGGTCCAGCACCTCGACTTCCGGCTCTGGCGGGTTGTCCATGCCTGCGTCGGCCGGGTCAGCGTCGTGCTTTCTGCCATAGGCATCCGGGCTAACGCAGTTACAGGTTTCCTGCGAAATGCACTCGCAGCACAAATCAGGTCCACCCCGGCCACAAGCGCAGCGCGGCCATTCGGCGCATTGGCTTTCGGCTTCCATGCCTGCGTCGGCCGGGTCGATGCTACCGGCATACCGGCGCAGCCTGTCCAGTTGTTCGTTGTACGCGGCCTGCGCCTTGCTCATGTCGCGGGTGTTCAGCGAGTAGACAGTGTTCGCCCGCACGAAGCTGTAGGCCCACCAGTAGCCGTTGGGTTGCTTGAAGATCGGCCTGACGATGAACCTACTCATAGCCCAGCGCCGCCACCGCCAGTTCGACCGCGGCGCGCAGCGTCTTGATCTGGTACAGGTCGCGCTCATGCTCCCGCATGCGATCCCTGTGCTGGTTCTCGGCCATCGTCACCGCCTCGTCGCGCGCCTTGATCGACCGGGCGATCTCTTCGTTGACCGCGTCGATGCGCACTTGCAGCGATTCCAGTTGCTTGGCGAACAGCACCCGGGTCTTCTCGATCAGGTCGCGGTTTGACGAAAAATTCGTCGGGGGTTTTTCGTAATTGACTTGCTCGCCCTGCGCATGCAGCGGCTGGGGGTTTGTCGCGGTCTGCATGCCGTCCAGCGCCACCTCGACCGCCGTCTCGAAGTCGTTGTCTGTCGTTGGCTTGTTCATGTCATCTCCTTGCATTGTTTCTATCCACGCCCCTGTAGGCGACTGTATCTGCGCACCAGTCGTTCGTGGTGCCTCTGGCTGATGGGTTCGAGCCGGTAGCGCTCACGCTCCTCGTCAATGACCCAGCCGGTCAGCGGCAGGGTGTCGTTGATCCTGAGAAGCAGCCACTCGAACGAGGCTGCGAAGCGCGGCTCTTTGCCGTCCAGCTTGACCACCCGGCGAAGCTCGGCCCGGTTGATCCGGTTCACCGACCAGCGCTGCGCCATGTAGATCACCAGCACGGCACCGGGGTGATCGTAGTTGAGCAGCGGCGCGATCAGGTGCGGCGTGTTGATGATGATCGGCGCGCAGTCGACCAGCTTGCCCCCCGGCTGACTCATAGAGGACGTGCCAGCGCCGTTCCGAAGCCGCGCAGCGCGTTCCGCTCCCGTTGCTGCATCAGGTCTGGCATGCCTGCAGCCAATAGCTTGGTGCGGGTCATTGCGGCCGTTGCCGCCGGGTTGCGCGCGACAGCGCCCGGGGCGGCGAGTGGGGCTCCACCTGCGACAAGGCCCGCGGCCATTGGCGACGGGTTGGTTGCCGGTGGTGCCTTGGGCAGGACTGGGTCCGCGAGCTTGCGGCGGCCTTCCGTGGGATCGATCGCTGCGACAATGGCCATCTGGCTTTTCCTTCCACTTGATTCTTCCACCCGTTCGGCTGTCGTACTATAAAAGCTCGACATGGGGAAGAATCAAAATGGAAGAGCGCCAACTCGATCTACTCAAGGGCAAGCGGCAAAAGGGAACAAAGGCTCCCGGGCCTAGCGAGTTCCAGATTCAATGCGCCGTCGCTGATCTTCTGCGGGTAGGCTGCGCGCCGGGCTGGCTATGGAACCACTTCCCGGCGGGAGAGCTACGAACCGACGAGACAGGTGCGCGCCTCAAGCGGGCCGGGCTGCAGCCGGGCTGGTCCGATCTGGTGCTCGTCGGCCCGACAGGCGTGCATTACTGGCTCGAACTCAAGCAGGAAAAGGGCAAGTTGAGCGAGGCGCAATGGACTTTCGCCACCCAGATGCACCTGCGCGGCGTGCCGCACCGGGTGGCGCGATCGGTCAAGGAAGCTGAGAAGATTCTGACGGAGTGGGGCGCGATTTCGACTCGCATTCATTTCTGAGGTGGCTAAAGATAGAAGGGCTCGGGCGTTGATCGCGCGCCGAGCCCTGTATTCATCCCTCACACCGTGCCTGCCTACCATGCGAAGGGTCAGAAAGGATCACCAGTGTGCTGTCACAATAGCGGAAAGCCCCTGAGATTCAACGGGTCAGGTGTGTCATGAGTGACGCACCCGGAAATTTGCCGACACCCGAAGAAATTGCCCGGCTCCTCGCCGAATCCCGCCAGATGCGCGCAGACGCTGGGTTTGATGACACCAGCTTCGAGGAATCCGACGAAGTCAGGGCCTACTACGAGCGGATCGAGGAAGAGCACGCACGAACATTCCACGAACCGCCCAAGCCCAATGGCCACAGAGAGCCACCAAAGCCAGAGCCGCTCACCGGCATCAGTGCTGCCACGCTCAAGGGCAAGCAGAAGCCACGCGAGTTCCTCGATGTCTCCGAAATCTTCCCGGTGCGCAACGTCGCCCTGTTCATGGGCGATGGCGCGATCGGCAAGAGCCTGCTGATCCTGCAACTTGCGCTTGCCTGCACGACTGCGACCCAGTGGCTCAGTGTCGACGTGTTGCAAGGCCCGGTTGTGTACCTCTCCGCAGAGGATGACCGACAGGAAATCACCAATAGGTTGAATGAAATCTGTGATGCTGATGGCATCGATCTCGATCTGGCTGAAGGACTCACCATCCTCGACATGGTGGGGCAAGACACCGTGCTTGCCGTCGAGGATCGCAACAAGCGGCTGCAGCCAACAGCAGTCTACCATCGCCTGTGCGTCACGCTCGATCTCTACCGGCCAGCACTGCTCATCATCGACAATCTGGCTGACGTGTTCTCTGGCAACGAGAACAATCGCACCCATGCCAAGCAGTTCATCACCCTGCTGCGCGGGCTCTGCCTGAAATACGATTGCATCATCATCCTGCTCGGCCATCCAAGCCTGTCCGGGCGAGACAAGGGTACAGGCGAGAGCGGCTCGACCGGGTGGAACAATTCGGTGCGGGTGCGGCCATACTTCCACAAGCCAGATAGTGCAGACGCTGGCGATGACGATCGCATCTTCGAGGTCATGAAGGCCAACTACGCCAAGGCTGGCAGCATCCGCTGGGAATTGAAGTGGAAGCAGGGCCGATTCGTGAAGGCCGAAATCCAAAGCGCTTTCGATCGCATCACTGTCAGCGACGTCGACCGGGTGAAGGAGAAGTTCGCCAAGGGTAGCTGGCGCGTCAACGAACAATCAGTCGACTGGGGCGGCTACGCCGTTGCCGATGTGCTGGGCTGGGATATCGGCCGCGGCATTGCTGCCAAGCAGCGCTCGAAGGAGCAGGCAACCAATCGCGCCAACATCCGCACCTACCTTGGAACATGGGTGAGAACCAAGAGCATCTACGTCATCGACGGCTTCACCGCAAAACGTGAACGAACTCAATTCTATAGCGACCGTGTCGGACTCAGCGTTGTCACCTGATTTGGGTCCGGCAAGAGCCCGGAAATGGGTCCGACGTGTGTATCAAGGATTGAGAATGGAAATGCCGGACTTCATACAGGTTGAGTTGGGCCCGGCACAGGCCCGGCACAGGCCCGGCAATGGGTACGGCAAAACCAACACCGCACACACCCGTTGCCGGACCCCCATACGGAGTATGTAGGGGGGCGGGGTGGGTAGGTTCCGGTGGCATTCAGTCCGGTACGGCAACATGGGAGGAACCTATGAACGATAACCAAGATCACTTCGCTGCCATCATCCGCTACGACTTTACCGAAAACGCTGGCCTGCTCGATGTGAAGGACGGCAGCACACCCAACATGCAGATTTGCATTGGCGTGTTCGCAGCAATCGATCCACGGGTGGTCTACATCGCTGTTCTGCGCGATGGTCTGCCCGAAATCGGATATGAGCGGGAGGATAGGAAATGGAAGGACGCTACAGCCGCCCTCGTTAGAGCACATGAACAGGTCTAGCCATCTTGACCCAGTCCCTTCCTACGCCCATCTTCATCGCGCCCACCCTCGACGTCCCGGTTCTTTCCCCCTCATCGACGGACGTCGTCGGCCCCAATGACGCCTCGGCCGCTCCCCCAGCGCCGGGGCGTTTCTATGTCTACGAGCTTGTCGATCCTCGCACCGCCTGCGTGTTCTACGTCGGCAAGGGCAGCGGCAAGCGTGACTGCAACACCCTGTCCGGGGGCAATCCAAACAAGATGGCAGTCATCCGCTCGATCAAGGCCGCCGGGCTCAAGGTGATCCGCACTCACGTCGCCAATGGATTGTACGAACGCGAGGCCTGCAGGATCGAACTCGAACGCATCAGGCACTACGGCTTTGCCAGCCTGACCAACATCCTGCCCGGCTCTCGCGGACGCTACGCTGAGACGCTCGACAAGGCGTCAGAAGCCATCAACAGGCTGGTTGAACCGGCCGATGATTGGCCAATCGAGCGCAAGCTGTTACGTTTGCTGGTCAAAGCTCAGTTCCTGCAGGTGATGCTGGACATCAAGCGAGGATATTTTGACCGCCCTGTCGAATCCTAAGCACGAAAAGTTCTGCCAGTTGCGCTTCAAGGGGAAGTCGCAGGAGGAGGCATACAGGCTCGCTGGCTACAAGCCTGATCCCGGCGCGGCCTCGCGGTTGTCAAGAAATGTCGGGGTCCAGAATCGCCTGAAGGAACTGCACATCGCCGCGCTCAACAAGGTCGAGGTGACGGTCGAGTCGATGGCCGCGCAGTTCGATGAGGATCGCAGGTTGGCGATCGAGATGAAGCAAATGAGCGCGGCGCATGCTGCCTCGAACTCCAAGGCGAAGCTCTACGGCTTGTTTGTTGAGAAATCCACGGTTAACGTAACACACAGCTATGCCACGATGACCGAGGAGGAACTCCGATTCGAGATCGCCGCAATCACCGCAGAGGCCCGCAGCCTGAAGCCGGGCGTCCAGCACTGAGCGTCGACCATGTGTCGGAGGGCGAGGCGATCTTGCCAATCGACAGCGACATGCTGCTCATCATCCGCGATGGCACGCCGATCGTGCGCTGCCCGGAGCACGACATGGGCGAGGTGCCGGATGACTTCGTGGTCCTGCTCGGCGTGTCCGTAAGCTGGAGCGATCCCAAGTTCCGCAACCTGATGAGGATGCTGTGCCGGGAAGCCAGCGATGCGGGATATCTCGATGGCATCATCAGCAGTCGCCATGAGCGAGCTAATTGACCTACCGGACGCGGATCAAGTCCAGCGACTGTCGCTGCCGACGCAGGCGCGTCTGGCGGCGCTCACGTCGACGCTGGTCGAGAAGCTTAAGCAGCGTCTATACTTCGATCTATTCCCCGACGCGGATCGCGTGGGCAATGACGGTTCCATACTCATCTATGCCCGCGATCGTTATCCTAAGCATATCGAGTTCTTTGGAGCCGGGGCGCAGTATAGGGAGCGATGTTTTCTCGCAGCCAATCGCGTCGGGAAGACTACATGCGGCTCCTTCGAGCTTACGGCGCACCTCACAGGTCTATATCCTGCGTGGTGGAGCGGTAAGCGCTTTGCTCACCCTGTTAGGGCTTGGGCATGCGGACGACGCAACGAAACCACCCGCGACATCGTCCAAGCCTCCCTGCTCGGCCCCGTGGCTTACGACGGCCTACGCAAGGTCTTGCAGGGCACCGGCATGGTCCCCGGCAACCTCATTGGCCGGGTCACATGGAAGCGCGGCGTCGATGACCTGACCGACACGGTCAAGGTGCGCCACGTCAGCGGCGGCTGGAGCACGCTCGGCATGAAGAGCTACGAGCAGGGCCGCGGCTCGTTCGAGGGCACCAGCCAGCACGTCATCTGGCTCGATGAGGAATGCCCAATGGACGTGTACGGCGAGTGCCTGATCCGCCTGATGACGACGCAAGGCGTACTACTCCTGACCTTTACGCCACTTGAAGGCATGAGCGAAACCGTACTACAATTCCAGCTTGCGACCGATCGAGCGACACTGGGGCACATGTGATGGAGGTGACGATGAACAGGTTGGCAGACATGATCCGGGCAGCTAACAGGCAGCGTGACCGCGAGTGGGCGGATGAGTTCGGCACGGACTGGGAGGCCAGCGATCAGATCGACGGGATGGATGTCAAGCACATGAAGCGGGAACTGGCCGACCTTGAGCTTGCGCACCAGAGGGTCTGCTTGGAGCAGGACATCAGGACGGTGAAGAACGAACTGGAATGGCGCATCGAGAAGCGCAAGTTCGAGGAGGAGGAAGCCAAGAAGCGAGCCGACGCGCAGGCCGTCAAGAATGCCGCCAACGTGACGTCACTCAACGGCCATCGCCCGCTGCAGTGAAGCACACGATCGACATCCCGCTCTGGCAGCCGATCCTGTACGAGCGGCGCTGGCATGTGTGGCGCAAGATGCCGCTCGGCACGGAGCGCAGCGTCGAGGGCTTCGGCAACCGCGCGACGGCGCTGGTGGTGGCCGAGACGCTGAATGGCGAGTTGCTGCAGATGTGGGAGAAGGCGACGAGGATCAGGTGATGGCTAGCGGGTACGTAGGCTATGCAATCGGCGGGCCGAAGAAGGGCCTGCGCCTCGCGTCGATCGAGCCGGTCATCCAGATGGCGCGGATGGAGCGGCCGGTCATCCGGCAGGATGTGCCGCCACTGGAATGGCGCGAGATCGATCGCGGCCATTACGAGTTCGATGCCGGGCATTGGTGGTGGAAGGGGTGGAGCCTCAAGCGATGATCGAGGTTCACCTGTCATGGGGCGAGGTCTACCGGGCAGGTGAGGCGGCGCTGCAGCGTAGCGTGGCCAACATCCAGCGTCGACGCGAGGACGCGCACGGTGCGGAGCAGGATGGCGGGCTCGGGCTCGACAAGCACTGGATGGGCTGTATCGGGGAGATGGCGGTGGCCAAGCACTTCAACGTGTACTGGCACGCCACCGAGTTTGGGGTGATCGACGTCGGCGGTAGGTTCGAGGTGCGCTCGACCGACGCGGCCTACAAGCGGCTCTGGGCGCACGACGACGACCCGGACGATCTGCGGTACATTCTGGCGCATGTCGTCGCCAAGAAGCTGCCGATCGTGACGCTGGCGGGCTGGATGCAGGGGCGCGACATCAAGCGGCAGGACTGGTACGGCGAGTGCAACCCGGCCAAGCCGAATGGACGCCCGGCCTACTGGGTGCCGAATGGTGCGCTGCTGACGATGGACGACCTGATAGCGGATGTGGTGTTTTGATGAGCCTGACCTCGCGCAGCCTATGGGGCTGGTTGTTGGCGAGCGTGCTGTTCTGGCTGGCGCTGGGCTTTGTGGTGTGGGTGCTGTTCTGGTAGGGTCCGCGCCGAGGCTCCCCATCCGCTCTCGGCCATTCGCAGCCCCCCGCTAAGACGACCGGGCGGCCGGGAGCCTCACCAAGGGGGCAGGCATGAACTGGTTCTGGAACGTGATCGCCCGCCTGTTCGGCGACTGGCACGACAAGGACTACCATCCGCCGACGCCGAAGGACGAGAACGCCACCGGGCTGGGCTGGCACGGCGATCGCAAGGAGGATCACCTGCCACAGCGGCACCGGGCACGCGAGTTCAGCGCGGTGAGCGAGGCCGAGGAGATCGAGCGGGCCGAGGCGCGCAAGCGGGAGCAGCGCGATCGCTTCCATGAGGGGCTGAACGGTGACTAAGAACCCGTCGCGCATCTCGCAGATGGGCAAGATCAAGCATCCGATCACACTGGCGAAGGGGAAACCGATGCGAGGCAGGGTGGACATCTCGGCCAGACTGAAGGATGGATTGATCGTGGTGACACTGGCAGGCGGCACGGATGAGATCGCGATCGACTTCAAGCTGTCGCAGGAAGAGGCGAGGAAGCTCGTCCACCTCATCGAAGACCTGATCAAACGGGCATGAGCCCATAACCGTGGAGAACCTAAGATGGCCACCGAAACCGACGAACAGCGCAAGGCACGCACCGACCTGTCATCGATTGAGATGACCGACGCCGAGAGCGCCGCGGTGCAGAAGACGCCCAACCGGGTGACGCTCGACTCGATGCTCTCCAAGATCGAAGACGAGGAGTACATGCACCCCTCGGCCATTCCGCACATGACGATCTGCGTGATGACGATGACGAATGGCTTTGCTGTCGTGGGCAAGAGCGCGCCCGCCGACGCCGGGAACTTCGATCCGGTGCTCGGGCAGAAGTTCGCCCGGGAGGATGCGATCCGGCAGCTATGGGCGCTGGAGGGCTACGCGCTGCGCGAGAGGCTGGCCCATGAGTGAGAGCGCACCGGCCGCGATCCCGACCGACTTCTTCACCGAGAGTGGCTTTGTCAAAAGCTGCGGCATGAGTTCCCACCCGGCGGTGGGCGATCAGGTCGTCATCGACGGCAAGATGTACGTGGTGCGCAAGCGGGCATGGGACTTCGATACCGGCGGGATGGCGCTGTTGGTGCGCATCAACGTCGAGTGACCGAGTTCACCGTCACGTCGGAACTGGCCCCTCGCACCTCGATCGGGTGCGAGGCAATCGCGGAGAGCTTGGCGGCCCAGCTTGACGCGCCCATGATGGTCGAGCAGATCGGGATGTTCCTGTTCACCTTCACGCGGTTCTACCGGGGCTTTCTGGACGCCGACCCCGGCGAGATGGTCACGACGGTGACAGGCGGGCCGATCGAGGACGACATGCAGATAACGAGGATGGAATGCCGGGTGAAGATCGGGGCCGTGACGCTGACGACCAGCATCGATCAGGACTTGCGGATGCGGCGCGGGGACTTGCGGGGAGAACGAACCCGGATTTCTGATCAGTAGGGGGACTGATCAATCGGAACAGGAGTAGTACAAAATGCCAATGAAGTATGACCCGGACACGGGCATCCCGCGCTACGTGCCTGATCTCGGCGAAGAGATCGAGGAGGGCGTGACGCCCGAGCCCAAGGTGATCACCTCGAAGGGCGCGGTGTTCAAGGGCGACAAGCCGCTGACCAAGGAAGCCTACGAGGCGCTGCGCGATGGCCCGACTGTCGCCAACGCCGAGAGCTACAGGGTGCTCGGGCCGAATGAAGCTGACGAGATGCTGGACAAGATCGTGGCCAGCGCCAAGCCAGCCAAGCTCGACGCCCATGTGGCGACCAACGAGGAGGTCGACATGATCGAGAAGATGGCCAACGACCGCCGCATCGAGAACTGGGCGATGCTTCTGCGGCTGATCAACAGGTTGCGGCAGGCCGAGGCCAAATAGGCACCTGTTGTGTTTTCGTAGCCGTTGGGGGATATTCTCGCGTCAACGGCCTTCGACACTACGTCCATGCCCGCCCCTCACCCGGCGGGCATTTTGCTTATCTGAGGGATGCCATGCCGCTTTTCCTGACGGAATACCGCGATCTTGCGCGCGATATTGGCTCGAACTTCATCGCTGCAGGCATGGAGCCCAGTGTCAACGAACAGGCGATGACGCTGACCTCCTCGACCGCGCAATCCGCCGTCTTCAACGCCCAGACCGCCTTCGTGATGGTTCACGCCCAAGAGGCGGCGTGCCTCGCATGGGGCACCAGCCCGACCGCGACCACGTCCAAGCAGCGACTGGCTGCGGGTGAAACGCGCTATGTCGGCATTCCGGCTGGCAGGGGCTTCCGGGTCGCTGCGATTTTAGGAGTTTAGCCATGATGAGCGGTTCACGCGGGGCCTCCGGGCCCGATCCCTTCACCAGCCTGCTCGGCATCGTCGGCGATCCGAAGGGCACCAAGGAGCGCATCGAGCAACTGCAGAAGGCGACCGAGGCCAACGAGGTGTCGATCGAGGCGCTGGCGCTGAAGCGGGCGGAACTCGATGCGTTGGCGCTCGAACTGGACAACCGAGAGGCCGACATCGAGAAGGCGCAGGGCAAGGTGGATGACCTGAACGTAGCGCTCGACGCGCGCGAGAAGGTGCTCGCCCGGCAGGAGCATGAGCAGGCGGCCACGGTGACCAAGGCCGCGGCCGAGCGCGGCGCGGTGGCCAAGGAGATGGGCGATCTGCAGCGGGCGCTGGACGTGCGCGAGGCGGCGCTCAACGATCGCGAGATGGAACTGGACGCGCGGCATGCGGACCTCGATACCAAGCTGCAGGCGCTGGAGGACGAGCGGGGCAAGCTCGCGGCGTATGATGCCGAGGTGATGAAGCGCGGGGCCGACGTCGACAAGCGGATCAATGCGATGCGGGAATTGATACCCTGATGGTGCTGCAGTTCGACGGGACCACTATGAGCGTCGGGTCCGTCAAGGTGGTGACGACGAGCAATGGCGGTCGACCACCGGAGTTCTTCGCGGAGCGCATCATGGACCGGCTGATGTATGTCGGCGACAACATCCCAGAGCCGCTCAAGGAGCAGGTGCTGTCGTATCAGGTTCAGATGCACCAGATCATTCTTGCGGGGATTAAGGCAGCGATCGAGAGCGATCGCATCTACCGCAAATAGGAAGGACGACGGATGGCCCCGACCCAAGCGATATGCACCACCTTCAAGGTGGAACTGATGACGGCGCTGCACAACTTCACGGTATCCACCGGGCACGCCTTCAAGATCGCGCTCGTCACCAGCGCGTCCACGATCTCGGCCACAACCGACCACTACAGCGGCGGCACCAACAACATCTCAGGCGAGGTGGCAAACGGCAGCGGCTACACGACCGGCGGCACAGCGCTGGTCAACGTGACACCGACGAATCCATCCGGCGTCACGGCGATCACCGACTTCGGCCCGACCGACCCGGTGTGGACGTCGAGCACGATCACGGCGCGCGGGGCCCTGATTTACAACACCACCAGCGCCAACCGATCGGTGCTGGTGCTGGACTTCGTCTCGGACAAGTCATCGAGCGCGGGTGACTTCACGGTGGTCATGCCTGCGGCCGATGCGACGAACGCGATCATCCGGATTGCCTGAATGGGTCTGGAATCCACCTCCCTGATTTCAGGGCTGAACGAGGCATGGCCGACCGGCACTGATCCTCGCAGCGAGGGCGACGACCATATCCGCACGGTCAAGACCGCCTTGAAGACGGCGTTCGCCGACACCTCGACCACGCTCACCCTCAACAAGCCGACGACGGTGGTGGGCAAGCTGGTCACGACGGCCTCGACCACGGGCGTTGCCGGGCTCAACGTTCCGCCCGGTGCAAAGCCGACCTCCCCCAACGACGGCGACATCTGGGCGAAGACCGATGGCTTCTACGGCCACGTAAACGGCGTGGACTATGGCCCGTTCGGCGGGTCTGACACGGCCGCGCAGATACTGACGAAATTGTTGACTGTCGATGGTGCGGGCAGCAACCTCGACGCCGATCTGCTGGATGCACAGACAGGCAGCTACTATCTCAATCGCGCCGCCCATACGGGCACGCAGGGCCAGTCCACAATTGTCAACCTGACGACCGATCTCGCTCTGCTGACCTCCACAACCGGGACGCACACCACGAACATCGTTGCGCTGCAGGGCACGGACACGTTCCTGCAGTCGCAGATCGACACGATCGAGACGACATACGCACCGCTCGATTCGCCGTCGTTCACCGGCTCTCCGCAGGCACCGACACCGACATGGCCCGGCACGGCACATGACATCGCCACGGTTGCGTTTGTTGAGAGTTCGACGGAGGGCAAGGAGGATTTTGTCTCTCCCGGCACGACATCGCAGTACTGGCGTGGTGACAAGACGTGGCAGACGCTACCGACTGGTGGTGTCAGTGATGCACCAAGTGATGGGTTTGCATACATCCGCAGAGATGCGGGATGGGAAGTCACAACCGCACACTCGAATTACACATTTGTAGACAGTGGTGCTGAGCCATCAGCAGGAGAAGTCACACTCAATGAGGTGGGCATCAATCAGGAACTTGCCACTGAGATCATGATCCATTTCACCGATGTCACTGGGAACGACATCTGGAGAGTGTTGTCAGCGTCATTGCGTACTGGTCGGCAGGTGTTTGTCCAGAACAAAGACACACCTCATAGATGGTTCTCGTTCCTACTCACCAGTGACATGACAAGTCACACCACATACGGCAGTTGGTCCATTGAGTACTATGCAATGGGTGGTGACAACCTGATCGCGGAACCTGTGCTTGTACAAATCAATGCTCTTGGTGGTCTGCCTGATGCGCCACAAGATGGTCTGATCTACGGACGGCAGTACAGCGGTTGGACAGAGATAGGGACTGGTGTAGCAGGCGTCGAGGAAGCGCCAAACGATGAGTATTTATATTCCCGAAGAAATGAGTCTTGGGATAAGGTTCCGGCGATCTTGAATGGTGAATACCCCCCTGACTCGGGCACTGGTCAGATGGGCGATTATTACGTCGATACCGCCAACCAGATACTCTACGGCCCCAAGCCATACAGCGTTCTCACGACTGAATACCTTGAGGAATCGGCTACTGACAGCGGCAGTCCCGCCACGATGTATGCGCAGAGCGTTTACTACGGCGATGTGTGTAAGATCGTCGGCGCACGGTTCTACATCCAGTCGAACGGAACACCGGACGGTAACGCAAAGATATATCTCTTCAACAAGACCACCCCAGCCATCATCATTGATCAGATCGATTATTCAGTAAATGGTACTGGTTGGTTCGAAGCGTACTTTCCTGGCACGAATATGGTTGCCTACGGTCAATATATGGTGTGGATCGTTTCCATATGGATCGAGGATTCTGACAACGTACTTGGCCTAGCGATCCCGACGACCAACCCATCTGGATCAATAATAGAAACGTCCGAGGGATATTCGGGAACGGTGGAAGATGAGTGTCCGCTGACCGTCATGGCAGACAGCGGAGTGCCACTCATCTCGCCTATAATCGAGTACGGAGCACCAGCCGTCTGGCCGACATTCGGTCTGCCCCCTGATGATGGTGAGGCTTATGGGCGTCTCGGTGACGGGTCGTGGCAGGTAGTCGGCGGCGGCGGAATGCCGACCGATTTCACCTACAATGACAGCGGCGCTGCACCGACAGTCGATGGCGAGATCACGTTCGATGACGCCAGCATCGGCAGCGCCACCACGATGTTCATCCATCACAAGGACAAGAATGGCACCACCGTCAGATACTACACGCGGGCGAGCCTAAAAAAGGGTTCGCGGATTGTCATTCGCAACACTGACGATCTGTCGAAATGGTACATGCTCGACATCGAGTCGAACCATACCAATCACGGCACGTATGACGACTGGGCTATCAGTCCCGTATCGACAGGTCTGGCCCCACTCACTGCTTATGGTTCCGCCGTCGTCATTGAGTTTCGTGGCATAGCCGAAGCACCGGATGACGACGTGTTCTACGCGCGCAGGAACACCGTTTGGGAACCGGTGCCGACGATCACCGTCTCATCGACTGAGCCATCCTCTCCCTCAGTGGGCGATATCTGGATCGACACGACGTGAGGTGACCGATGGCATGGTCATTCGTCGGCGTCTCATCAGTCGTTGAGACTGCGACCACCACCCATACGCTGACGGAACCGGCTGGTGTCGCGGCTGGCGATCTGCTGGTCGCGTGCATTTCATCGCGGACTAGCTCGGGTACCGCAATAACGCTGCCTAGCGGTTGGACGCAAATTGCTAACCAGAACAGCGGCAACACCCTAACGTCGAACAGCGGCGCTCCTTCTAGCTGTATGGCCTTTATCGTTCGTGGGTCATCGGCTCCTGCCCTGACCTTTACACATCCGGCTGGCATCAGTGTCGCTCTGGGACGAATTGTTGCTTATCGCGGTACGAACACTCTGTTCGGTTATCTTCTCAATTGGACGACTACGGGGCCTGCCATCACCGCAGTCACCATGACTGGCGGTACGACATTAAGTAACGATGATTTGCTGGTTGGGATGGCATGTGGAGGGCAAGAATCAACCTTCTCTGCATTCAAATCTGCCAATGCTCCTTCGACTGCCAGCGGCGCAACTGACACTACGACAGCGCCCTCTACGACAACGTGGATAGAGCGGGCCGATAGCCTCACGCTGAATGGCGCACAGACCTCGCTCGCCATCTTTGATGCAGTTAAGACAACTGCGGGTGCGACCGGCACCATCAGCACGACAGCCTCAATCTCTTCCGCTCAGGGCGTGAACCTTGGCGGGTTCAGGGATGTATTACTTACCACCGATGCATGGAGTGCAGGTGACAAGTCATCCAATATCACAGTATCCGTCAGCGATACGAGAGCAACCAGCACATCGTCGTCGTCTGGTGGGATACGAACTACACAGGGGCGCACATCACCCGCAGCGGGTAAATACTACGCCGAATTTGTGAACACCGTACATAATACCGGGAATAAGTGGGGAATATCACTTGCTAGCTCTTCTGTTACCACGACTACGGACGTATTTACTGCGGCAGGTAACGGGGCTGTTACGCTTAAGGGTGGGACTTCACTCGCAGCGTTAGGGACTTTTGCAACAGCAGACATTGCCTGCATGGCATGGAATGCTGGGGCGGACCTGATCTGGTTCCGTAAGAACAATGGCCTCTGGAATAACAGTGGAACTGCTGATCCGGCAACAGACACAGGAGGATTAGACACATCATCGTTAGTTGATGGCGTTTATCATCTGGTTTTTATATCGGCTCTGACGAGTGGTGTCGCTGCCACCGTCCGCACCAGACTAGCTAATTTCACACAGACCGTTCCATCCGGCTTCAAGTCGTGGATGGGCGAGAGTGCCAGTGGCGGCGTTACCGTCAACGCCACGACCAATCTGGCCACGACTGCGGTTGGCACTGTCACCGTCACGACCGGTGGCGTCAACGTCACGGTCAACGCCACCACCAATCTACTGACCACGACAGTCGGCACCGGCACAACCGTTGTCGGCAAGGCCAATGTCAATGCGCTAACCAACCTGCTGACCCTCTCTCTCGGCAATGAGACGGTCACCACGGGCGGCGGTGCGCTGTGGACACCGGCTGATATCGGAAGCGATCTCATTGTCTGGTACGATTTCGCGGACGCTTCCACGATTTCCCAGTCGGGAGGGTTCCTCACCCAGTGGCGTGACAAGAGCGGCAACGCCCGGCACGGGACGCCAGCAGGCACCACCACATTGTCGGTCAATTCCGATGGCGTTTACATCGCCAATGCGACGAGTGGCAGTAACCTATACATCCAAATGCCAACGCTCCCGTCTGCGTATTTCGACTTGGCATTTGCAGGCAAGCCCAACGCCGCTGGCAGCTATCGCACCCTCCTCGCCAATCAGGCTGGCAGCTATCACCACGTTCTGCTCGAAACTGGCACCAACAATCTAGGCACCTACAGTGGCGGTGGTGGATTCTTTCAGGCTGGCACGCTGACGTGGCCGTCTGCTGATGGTCAGATTTACTTCTCAGGCCCCAATGCTACGGGCATCAAGATCGGCCGGGATGGGAATGCTCCCCTTGACGAAGTAGGGGAAACCTTCACTCCCGACGCCAATCCTGCCCTGATGAACTACGGAACGGCGGGCGGCCAAGGCTTCGGCACGGCTCGCGAGTTCGTCTTCATGACGGCGGGCATGTCGCAGGACATCCAAGACAAGGTTTCGGGCTATCTCGCGTGGAAGTGGGACGGGATTCTCGGCGTCACCACCCACGTCACCGCACTGCCATCAGGCCATCCCTATAAGTCGGCGGCTCCGACGACGGGTGCGGTCAACGCCACGGCCAACGCCACCACCAATCTCCTCACCGTCTCGGTGGGCGACGAAACGGTTGTCGGCAAGGCGGTTGTCGACGCTGCCACCAACCTGTTGTCCACCTCGATTGGCGATGAGACGGTTGTCGGCAAAGCCGTAGTCTCGGCCACCACCAACCTTGCCACCATTACCGGCGGCGACGAGACGGTTGTCGGCAAGGCCAACGTTTCGGCGACCACCAATCTGGCGACGATGGCGACGAGCACGCCGACGATCGTCGGCAAGGCCAACGTCAACGCCGCCACCAATCTGGCCACGACCTCGATCGGCAACGGGTCGGTTGTCGGCAAGGCCAACGTCAACGCCGCCACCAATCTGGCCACATCTACCGTTGGCACGGTCACGGTGGATACTGGGGTGGTGGCAGCAGCAGGCACGGTAGGCGTGTGGGACGGCAGCGCATGGGTCCAGCGACCCACCAAGGTATGGAGCGGCAGCGCATGGGTGACTAAACCGGCGAAGACTTGGAGCGGCAGCGCATGGACGTGACCTATGGCTGACGACTGGGACAGTGCGGTAGGTACGTGGGCGACCGACCCCAGCCTGTGGGATGTCACCAGCGTCACCGTCAACGCTACCGGCAACCTGCTGACGATGACGGCTGGCACGGTCATCATTCCCCAGCGCGTCACGGTCAACGCCACCACCAACCTGCTGACAACCACGGTTGGCAATGTCACGGTTTCCGGCACGGCCACCGTCAACGCCACGACCAATCTCCTGACGATCTCGATCGGCGACGAAACGGTCACCACCGGGACCGGCGTTGCGGTGTCGGCCGCGACCTCGTTCGCCCTGATCTCAGTCGGCAATGTCACGGTGCAGGGCAAGGCGGTTGTCTCGGCGACCACCAACCTGCTGACGATGACCGCAGGCACCGTCAATGTCCTGACCGTGAGCGGTGCCTTCGCCGCGACCAATCTGGCGACGATCACGGCGGGCACCGTTACGGTCGTCGGCAAGGCCAACACGACGATCGCGGCCGTCCCGGGTATGACGATCACGGCTGGCACGGCAACGTCTGGGGCAGGCGTGAGCGCCACCATTACGGCCATGCCCGGGATGACCATTGCGACCGCCCTGCCCGGCGGGATTTCGGTCAAGACCCATGTGTCTGTTATGGTCGTAGGCCTTCAAATGGTCTGTGACATTGGCAGCAATCCGTATGTCCCGCACGTCAGTCTTCCCTACCAGCGCGAGGGCATGATGAAGACCATGTCGAACTGGATGGGCAACTAGCGAAGGAGACTGTACTATGATAGGCGCAATCATAACGCTCATAATCTACCTGCTGATTATCGGAATCTTGTACTACTTATTCGTGTACGTAGTGGACAGCTTCATCCCAGAGCCGCCGCAGAAGATACTGAAGGTGGCGGCCATAGTTGTACTATGTATCATCGTGATCCTGCTCTTGCTGGATTTGGTGGGAAGCGGAGGCGGCCTGCACCTGCCGCGGATAACCTGATGATGGGCGAGGTTTCTCCATCCCGGTACGTCGTGCAGGCCGGGTGGGACAGCGTCCCGCATCTGGACGAGAAGACCAAGCAGGAACTGCTCGACTCGACGCCGGAATACCTGCGGGACGCGCGCTCGAAGGGCGAGCCGACGATGGGTTCGGGGGTGATCTACCCGATCCCCATCAGCGACATCGAGGTCAAGCCGTTCGCCATCCCGTTTGGCTGGAAGAAGGGCTACGCGCTCGATGTCGGCTGGAACCGGACGGCCGCGCTGTGGGGCGCGCAGAACCCGGTCGACGGCACGATCTACCTCTACAGCGAGCACTACAAAGGCCAGCAACTGCCGGTCGTCCACGCCACCGCCATCAAGACCCGGGGTGAGTGGATCAGGGGCGCGATCGATCCGGCCGCCAAAGGGTCGAGCCAGAAGGATGGCAAGCAGTTGAAGGCCGAATATCAATCGCTCGGCCTGATCCTGATCGACGCCAACAACGAACTGGAGGCCGGGTTGATCGCGTGCTGGCAGGCGCTGGCGCTCGGGCAGTTGAAGATTTTCTCGACGCTGCAGAGCTTCAAGGCTGAGTACCGGGTGTACCAGCGCGACGAGCGCGGAAAGATCGTGGATGGGCAGGCCGATCACCTGATGGATTGCATGCGCTACCTCTGGCGCACATGGGAACGGGTGGCTGGGTTGCCGTCACCCAAGGGCAGGCAAGGCGGGGCAGGCATAGGCCTCGCAGACAAGAGAGCAGGGTACTGAGATGGCCGACCTGATGGTAATGAATCCGCCGCAGCAAGGGCAGCAAATGCCGCAATCCATGCCCGATCGAAAGCCGCCATCGAAAGACCGGCTGAAAGAGATCGTCGGCCGCATGGAAGCGGAGGTGACCAGCCGGATAGGCAAGCGCACCTCGCTCGAAACTCGCTGGATCGCAGACCTTGAGCAGTATCATGGCCGCTATGACGAGGTGACCGCCAAGTTGCTGTTCGATGAGCAGCGCTCGGGCCTGTTCATCAACATGACCCGACCCAAATCCGATGCGCTGGCGGCGCGGCTGAAAGACCTCCTGTTTCCGACCGACGACAAGAACTGGGGCATCAGTCCCACGCCGGTTCCGACGCTGGCTGAAAGCGCGGAAAAGGCAGCGGCCGATTTCCGGCAGAAGCAGGAGCAGGCTTCACAGGCGCAGGCACAGGCCGATCAGGCCGCGGCACCGCCGCAGGCCGGGCAACCGCCGCAAGCGCCGGTCCCGCCGGAACAGGTGGCTGGCATGCAGCAGCAGGCCGCTGCCGCGCAGCAGCAGGCCGACGAAGCCAAGCAAGCGGCCTCGGTGCTCAACGCCCGGTTGGAGGAAGGCCGCAAGCGCGCCGACCTGATGGAGAAGGAGATCGATGACCAGTTGACGGAATGCCGCTACCAGACCGTCAAGCGCCAACAGATCGATTGCACGGTCAAGCTCGGCACCGGGGTGACCAAGGGCCCGGTGACCGGCGACAAGGTGCGGCGCGGCTGGAAGCAGGACCAGCAGACCGGCGAGCACAAGCTCGACGTCTCGACCGGCTCGCAGCCAGCCTACCGCTACGTCGACATCTGGGGCTTCTTCCCCGACATGGACTCTACCTGCATCGAGGAATCGAGCGGCACCTTCGAGCGCCATTTGCTGAACCGCAAGCGGCTGCGCGAGCTTCAGCATCTCGATGGATTCGACAAGGATGCGATCCGCCGGTTGCTGCAACTGGCACCGTCGACCTCGGCCCCAGCCTACCTTGCGCAACTGCGCAACATCCGCGCCGCCACCCAGCAGGTGACCGGCGACCTCTACCATGTGTTCGAGTACTACGGCCCGCTCGAACCAGAGGACATGCGCGACATCGCGCTGTCGATGCTGATGAGCCGGGACACGACCGTCACCGGGATCGCCGACGAGGCGCTGAAGCAGGTGGAAGAGGTTGACCCGCTGACCTCGGTCAATGCCTGCATCTGGTTCTGTCAGGGCGAGATTCTCAAGTTCGCGATGTACCCCTACGACAGCGGCGAGTGCATCTATTCGGTGTTCAATCTGGTCAAGGACGAAGCCTCGATCTTTGGCTACGGCATGCCCGCGATCATCCGCGATCCGCAGTCGGCGATGAATGGCGCGTTCCGGGCCATGATGGACAACGCCGGGGTGTCGAGCGGCCCGCAGATCATCATCGACACGCAGAACATCGAGCCGGAAGACGGCGACTATCGGCTCAAGCCGCGCAAGATTTGGATTGCCAAGAACGGCATCCAGAAGGAGAACCCGCCGTTCCAGCTATTCCACGTCGAAACCCGGCAGGAGGAACTGACCAACATCATCATGCTGTGCAGCCAGTTCATCGACACGATGTCGGCGGTGCCGCAGATCATTCAGGGTCAGATGGGCGAGGTGGGCGCGAACCAGATGCAGCAGACGGCGACCGGCATGGCGCTCCTGCACAACTCGGCCAACACGGTGTTCCGGGCGATCGTCAAGAATTTCGATGACGACGTCACCACGCCCGACATCCGGCGGGCCTACGACTGGAACATGCAGTTCAACGAGAAGCCCGAAATCAAGGGCGATTACGAGGTTGACGCGCGCGGCAGTTCCGTCCTGCTCATGCGTGAGATGCAGGCGCAGAACCTGATGGTGATCGCCATCCAGCTAGGCGGGCATCCGATCTTTGGTCCGATGCTGCGCAACCGCGAACTGCTCCGCAAGATATTCCAGAGCTACATGATCCCGGCCGACGAGGTGATGCTGTCCGACGACGAGATCGACGCAGTGCTGGCGGCAGCGGCGCAGCAGAGCGAGGCCGACGCGGCGGCACAGGCAGCGGCAGCGCAAGAGCAGGCCAAGGCCGAAGTCGAAGCTCGCAGGATGGAGATGCAGGTGGCGCTGGCCAATCAGGCCAACGCTTCGCGCGAGAAGATCGCCAAGCTGAACTACGACAGCCAGATGAACCAGACGGCGGCCAAGCTCAACATGAGCCTGCAGGAACTGGAGGCGATGCTGGCTGGCAAGCAGATGGATCACCAGTCGAAAGAGCGCATTTTCGCGAGCGAGGTGGCGATCGAGCAGCGCAATGCGGAGGCGGCCCGGGCGCGCGGCGAGGTGCCGAAAGGCTCGGGCGGTTACGTCTCGGCCGGTGGTTCCAAGAAGAAGACCGCAGCATGAGACGGCTGTTCAGATTCCTCGGCTGGGTCGACCGCCAGCCGGGCGATATGTGGCCATTCCCATTCGCGGCCTTTGAACCAAGGAGGCGGAAATGATCGACGCTTACACCGACACATGGCGGGCCGTGGCGGCCAAGTGCAACGAGATCATCGAGCAGGGCCGGTCCCGGCTCGAACAGAACGACCAGAGCTATGGCGAGAGCCAGTTCGTGCGCGGCCGCATCACGGCGATGCGCGAGCTACTGGACATGGTGAAGCCAGCGGTGGTCACCCAGAGCAGCACACCGATCGACATGAGGCCCCGCGATCGCAGCGGGATTTGAAAAGGGATGGAAACCATGACCGACCAGAAGCCACAGCAACAGCCCCCGGATGAAACTGACGAGCAACTCTGGGCCGAAATGGCGGCTGAAGAGGAAGGCAAGGAGAAGGCCAAGGAAGCCCCGGCCGACCACCAGTTTGCAGAAAAGCCTGAAAAGGATAATGATGCGCCCGCCGAAGGAGCCGCTCCTGCGCAGGATGCCGCACCCAAGCAAGACGCGCCCGACATCTGGGAAAACGCGCCGCCTGATCTCAAGGCCGCCCACGACGCCCAAGTACGAGCGCTGGAATCTGCAACGAATGAGCACGCCCGCCGCTCGATCGAAGGCCGGATCACTGCTTATACGCGCAGGTTGAAAGAGCGGAACGACGCTGCCGCGCAACAGCCCGCCACCGCTAAGGAAGAGGCCGCCGATACCCTTGGGGAGTTGGCCGCCGAATATCCTGAGATCGCGGAGCCTCTCAAAAAGACGCTCGCACCGATCACGGAAAAGCTTTCACAGTTCGACGCCCAGATGAGAAGCCGCCAAGAGGCCGCCGATCAGCAGATGGACGCAGAACTCAAGGCCAACGAACAGTTGCTGGAACGTCAGCATCCGGGTTGGGATAGTTACTTGCGTGAGCACGGAGCCGCATTCGGCGCATGGATTGTCGATCAGCCGCTCTACCTTCGCCAAGCCTTCATCACCAATCAGGAAGCGATCCTCGATCCCTATAGCGCGATCGAGACGCTGGGTGCCTTCAAGCAGTTCGTTGCGTCAAACCAACCACCGCCGCAGCAGGTTGCACCACAGCCTGCAGCGGCTCAAACGCAAAGGCTCAACCCACGGCGAGCGGCGCAACTGGCAGGTTCGGCATCACCGCAATCGGCGGGCACAAGACCCACGGTCAGCGGGATTCCAGAAGATGGTGATCCACAGATGTTGTGGAACGGTTTTAGGGATATCGACCCGGACGAAAAGAAGTGGCGTAGCGCATGAGGGGTTGAGCGGTCACAGTGAAGGACCGCTCCAATGACTGTCACAGCTTATGCCGATGGTGGCATATCTCCACGGACTAATGTTTACGCGGAGCGCCAGATGCTCCGTTATGCCAAGCCGGTCATGGTCTTGGAGAAGCTCGGCCTTTCAAAGCCGATGCCGAAGAACAAGACGGACACCATCAAGTTCCGGCGTCCGAAAGTGTTCTCGGCCGCAACGACACCATTGGTCGAGGGCGTCACCCCGACCGAGACGCAGTTCTCCTATGAGGATGTCTCAGCGACCCTTCGCCAGTATGGCCAAGTCGTTGTTGTTACTGACAAAATAGAAGATTTGCATGAAGACCCGGTGCTGAACGATGCAAGCGTTCAGGCAGGCGAGAATATCGGCCGCACCATCGAGGCCTTGAACTACGGCATCGTTCGCGCAGGCACCTCGGTCTACTACGCCAACGGCACGCAGCGCACCGACGTCAACACCCCGATCACGCTGGCCAAACAGCGCGCGGTGTTGCGGTCGCTGAAGAGCCTGAAGGCGCAGAAGATCACGCGCTCGCTGTCGCCGTCATCCGACTACGGCACGCGCGCGGTCGAAGCGGCTTTCGTCGCCGTGGCTCACACCGACGTCGAATCCGACATCCGCAACCTGCCGGGCTTCAAGACGGTGGCCGAGTACGGCACCCGCAATCCGATTTCGGAATACGAGATCGGCTCATGCGAGGACGTTCGCTACATCCTGTCGCCCGACCTCAACCCGTTCCTCGATGCCGGTGGCGCGAAGGGCACGATGGTATCGACCAGCGGCACCAACGCCGACGTCTACCCGGTGATCATCTTCGGGCAGGACGCTTGGGGCATGGTGGCGTTGCGCGGCCAAGGTGCTGTGTCTCCGACGATCATCCCGGTTGGACAGAAGACCAAAGACGATCCGCTCGGTCAGCGTGGGTACGTCGGTTGGAAAACGTGGCACGCCGCCCTGATCCTCAATCAGGCTTGGATGTCGCGGCTCGAAGTCGCCGTGTCGGCACTCTGACGCCTCAAACTGGCGGCGGGAAACCGCCGTCTTTTTTCAACCGAATAAGGAGCCTTCACAATGGCGAAGGGCAATTCCAAAAGTGGGTCGTTCACCGGAACTGGCGCGACCGTCAACGTCGAACTCGGCTGGATTCCAAACTCCGTCGAACTCTACAACGCAACAGACGGCACCAACGTCCAGATCGCATACCTGATCCCGTGGGTGGTGCCGTTCACCTCTGGCGGCACGGCGGTGCCTGTCGCTGGGTCCACCATCCGGGGCGCGACCACGGGTGCCACGGCCACGATCGATTCCGTGCAGCTTATGTCTGGCACCTATGCCGCAGGCACGGCGGCCGGAAACTTCACGTTGGTGGAAGGCACGCTCGTCAACGCCTTCGGCTCGGAAAACATCGTCATCACCAACCCGGCCACCGGCTCGATTGGCACTGACGATGCCACGATCACCCCCGCAGTCGTCCACAACGTGTCGATCACCACGCAGTCAACGGCCGTGACGGCAGGTGCCACCTTCATCTCTCGCTTCGAGGGCACGACGGCGGCGACCAGCAGGGGCTTCACCGTTGGCTCGACGCTCGCGGCTGCAGGCAAGCTGTTCCGGTGGCGCGCTTTCCGTGATGACGCATAAGGAGAACGCACATGCCATTCACTCCACTAGAAGCCGCTGCCGCGCGGAAGGCGATCTTTTCGGGCGATGATACTGCGCTTGAGCGCTACCTGCGCGAGGGCGGATCGAGTCCGATAAGCAGTCCCGCCACCGCACAGGTGAGCGGCACCCTGACGACCGGCACTACCCTGATCAACAAGCCGACCGGCGGGTTCGTCTTCACCCTGCCGCCAGCTACCGGCAGTCAGAACGTTGTCCGGGTGGTCATCTCGACGGCGATCACCAGCGGCAACGGCATCATCAAGACGGCGTCCGCTGCCGACTTCATGACGGGCCTGCTGACCTACGGGACGGCCACATTCGGTGCGGGTTCGTCTCACGCGGTTGGTGGCACCAACGCGCTTATCACGCTGGTTGCGGCATCCGGCGGGCAGAAGGGGACGGTGCTCACCTTCACCGACATCGCGACCAACCTGTGGCTGGTCGACGGCCTCTTGGCCTCAACCACGTCCGCGTCCGTAGTTGGGCCTTGGGCCTGACGAACTACCCGGGCGGGACATCCCTGCCCGGTTCCCCTCAAATTCCACGGAGGAAATTAACATGGCCAAGAAAGCCGCGCCTAAAAAGGAAAAGGCCCAAAAGAATCCTGACGAGCCCGACGAGGAAATCGAAGACGACGAAAACGGCGACGACGACGCCGAAGAAAACCCTGCTCCTGAAGAGGCTCCACAACCGGAGGAGCGGGTTACAGGGGAGCCAGTTCCTCCTCCCGCTGGCTCCCCGCCAGAACCCCCAACCGAAGTCACCATCAAGGCAGATGGCACAGTCGAGGCGGTGAAATGAGACAACGAATCCCAATCGACCTCATGAGCGCTACGGCTCTCGCAGAGCACGTCACCGCCAACATGGGGTTGGACGTCAATCCTCGATTGGGCGTAGCCGGTATCAAGGCGAAGCTGGCGCAAGCTGGCTTCCCCACCGACTTCGTCGAGATCGATGACGGCAAGGAAGATGCCCCGATCCAGCGCGTTGAACCGCCCCGGGCGCGGCATCTCGAAGCCAAGCGCAGCGTCCAGTTGCGCATCGAGCTACAGGAAAAGCCGGGCGGCAACGAGCCGGTCTTCTGCTCGGTCAACGGCATCCACATCCTGATCCCCCGGGCTCAGACGTGCTGGGTCGATTACAAGTACTACCACGCCCTGCAGAACGCCGTGGCGCACATCGCGGAGACGGATCAGGACTCGAACATCACCGGCTATCGCAAGGTGCCGGAATACCCGGTGTCGGTGTTCGTGATCGAGAAACCCCTGACCAAGGCAGAGAAGGCGCGGGCGGCTGAGATCGAGGCGGCAGCGCTGGCCTTGGCCGACGCAGAGCGGGAAGACGAAGAAGAGGAAGAGGATGCTGCCGCATGAACTTCCTTGAGCTTGCCCGGATGACGGTACAGCAATCCGGCACCATCCAAGGGGTGCTGCCGACCACCGTGATCGGGCAGGCCAATCGCCTGAAGCAGATCGTGGACTTCGTCTCAGAAGGCTATCTCGACATCCAGAACGCGCATCGCATGTGGCGCTGGCTGAACAGCCGCTTCACCGGGCAGACCGTAATCGGTGAGCGGTTTTATCAGGGCACGGGCTTCACCGACGAGCGCACCAACACTCCGATCACCCGATTTTCTCAGTGGGGATTCAAGGAAGATGGGTCCGACATAGGCCTGTCTATCTTCCCCACTGCGATCGGCGCGGCGGAAGAGGGGCCGCTGCGTTGGTTGGATGTCGATCGCTTCTACGAGACGCAGGGGCGCGGGCCGCAGACGCCCGGCAAGCCGCAGTTCTACACCATCAGCCTCGACAACAAGCTGGTGCTGTCGCCGATCCCCGATGACATCTTCACGTTACGCGGCAAGTACCGCAAAAGTCCGCAGTACCTGACCTTGGACAGCGACATCCCCGAGATGCCGTCAGAGTTCCACACGCTGATCAAGGACGTGGCGCTGTCCTACCTCGAAGGCTTTGACGAGGGGCCGCGGATTCCAGTCTACCGGCTGCGCATGCTGCCCAACTGGTCGATGCTGGAACTGCACCAGCTTCCCCATACGAAATGGGGGGCACCACTGGCCTGATGCCGATCCAAGTGCAAACCTCGCTGATGGCGGGTGGCCTCGATCTGGCCACGCCGCCGATCGCGTTGCCGCCGGGCAGGGCGATTGCCGCCGTCAATTACGAGCCCGACGTTGCAGGCTACACCTCACTGGGTGGCCATGAGCGCTTCAATGGGCAAGCTCGGCCTTCCGATACGACCGACCCGGTACTGCAGGAAGAGCGCCGCGCTGCCATCACCCCTGTTCCCGGCAGTGGCCCGGTGCGCGGCGTGTGGGTGTTCGAAACCTATGTCTATGCCTTTCGCGATCAGCCTGACGGCACCTCGGGCATGTTCCGGGCCACCGCTGCAGGCTGGCTGAAGCAGACCTTTGGCTCGGTGCTGGAGTATCACACCGGAACCAAAGAGTTCGTCGTGGGCGAATATGTCATAGGCCTGACCACGGGTGCGATGGCGCATATCGATCGCGTCGTCCTGCGCAAAGGCGCATGGAGCGGCACCGCGGAAGGCTACCTGATCATCTCCAAGCAGGTGGGCGTCTTTGGCAACGAAATCATATCCGGCTCTGACAGCGGCGGCTCGGCCTCTGGCCTGTCGACGGTGCTGCCGATCTCCATTCGTGACGGCGGTCGCTACGATTTCACCAACCACAATTTCTATGGGGCGGCATCACGCTCCCATATGTATTTCGCCAACGGTGCCGACACCGCCTTCGAATGGGACGGGGCTGGCGTGCTGGTGCCGATCCAGACGGGCATCAGCGAGGGCACGCCGGTCGATCTCGTCCTTCTGCTCGCGGCCAATGGGGACAACATCCTCGCCGTCAATGGTGACACGATCCTCATGTCGGCGCTGTTCGATTCGCCCTCCTACATCACCCACTTCGCGAACCACCTGTTCCTTGGCTATACGTCGGGCACGATCCTCAACTCGGCGCTCGGCGAGCCGCTGGAATTTCAGACCACGCTGGGCGCGGGCGAGATGGCCTTTGGCGAGGGCGTCACCGGGCTGCTGACGGCGGCGTCGACCTCGATGGTGATCTTCGGGCAGAACCGCATCGACTATCTCACCGGGCAGGATTCCTCGACCTTCGTGCTCAATCCGATCACCGACCATGCAGGTGCCCAGCCCTATAGCGCGCAGATGCTGGACACGCCGGTCTATCTGGATGACGGCGGTGTCCACTCACTGTCGGCGTCGGCGTCGTTTGGTGACTGGCGCATGGGAACGCTGACGCAGTCGATCGAGCGGCTGATCCGGCAGAAGCTGGATACCGGGGCCATCGCGACCGCCTCGCTGCTGGTCAAGGCCAAGGATCAATACCGGCTGTTCTGGGACGATGGGTCAGGCATCACCCTGTATATCGGCCGCAAGAACCCGGAGGCGCTGCCGTTCAATCTGCCGATCCAAGTCTTCTGCGCTTGCTCGGGCGAGATCGAGAATGGCGCGGGCGATCGCCTGTTTGTCGGCGCTACTGACGGCTACGTCTACGAGATGAATCGCGGCACCTCTTTCGATGGAGCGGCGATCAAGAGCTACATCCGGCTTCCCTTCACCGCCGCCGGATCGCCGTCACAGCACACCCGCTGGATGAAGGTGGCCTTCGAGGTAGACACTCCTGACGACATCACGATGGGGGTGGCTTTCCATACTGATTACGCACGCGGAGACGGCGGTGCGGTAACGACTGTCGACGTCGATGCTGGCACCTCGATCATCAGCACGGACAACTATTCGGAGATTGACTGGACCCAGCCGATCGAGGGGCGATTGGAATATCACCTCTCTGGGATTGGCCCCAACATCGCGGCCACGCTGGTTCACAACTCGGCGACTGCCCGGCAGCACACGCTCTCGTCACAGACCTACAATTTTTCCCGACGCCGCCTGAAGAGGTAAGCGATGGCCAATCAATATATCAACGCGATGACGGCTATCTGGAACTCGGTGGGCACGACCTATGCCGGGATCAAGATGAACGTCACCAACGCGGCCTCGGCTGCGGGCTCGATGCTGCTGCAGTTGCAGGTTGGGACGATCGACAAATTCACTGTCGACAAGACCGGCAATGTGGTGACC